TACCCCGATGTAGCGAATGAAAGATTACGAGTTCTTTTGAGAAGGTTGTGTAAGATTCGGACGAGGGGGCTTGTGCCTTTGATGGCACCGCCCCTTTGAAGTGTTTTTCTACGCAGCTATACATGTAGTAGCGAAAAAACCATGCAATGTCTGCGAGGCTGACAACATGGTGCAGGAACTCAGCATACAGCTACAGCATGCCGTCGCAGTAAACGGGTACTCAAATGAGCACTGAATTGGAAGCGTATCCCTGTTCCAATGACCCCTACAGGAGTGTTCCTGCAGTAAAGCCAACGTATTGTTTAACCAATTAAAACCATATAACATGAAAGAGTTACTAAAGTCTCTGCGTAAGTTCCACAACGAATGTCCTCCAGTTGCGAAGGAGGCGGACAATCCATTCTTCAAGTCTAAGTACGCAACACTAGACGCAATCCAAGAACACATCCGTCCACACCTGCAGAAGAACGGCCTAGTCATCACCCAAGTAAATGAAGTTACTGGCGATGGAACACCGGTGGTCACAACCACCGTGTGGCATGTAGAGAGCGGAGAGTTCCTCGAATCCCAGTTTCCCATCGTAGTATCCAAGAATACTGCACAAGACTACGGTTCTGCAGTTAGCTATGCGAAGAGGTACAGTCTCAGCGGAGTGCTGAACCTGACCATTCAGGATGAGGACGATGACGGAAATAGGGCAACATTCGGAGACAACAAGATTACCAATGTATCTGTGAACGCATTACAGCCCAAAGGAGACGAATTAAAGCCGTGGCTGAATGAGGGTAGCCAAACGTGGGGAAAGGTCGTAGAATCGCTTAAGAATGGCTATACGATGAATGATATCAGAAATAAGTATAAGGTTAGCAAGGCCGTTGAAGCCAAGCTAATGGCAGCTATTGCCTCATAGTATCCGCTTCTGACAGCAATCATAACCCTCGTACCCCTGCACCGGGGTTGGGATAGACATAGGTAGACTGACGTTCCTTGCTGTCGCCATCAAGCATTGGTAAAATTAGGTTAAGTCTATCAGGTGGGAGGCTACTGCCAGAGTGTAGCAAACATGGTCAGGTGGCGCAATGGTGACGCTGTGGAGTCGCTCTCCGCATTGACATAGGTTCGAATCCTTTCCTGACCGCTGTATCAGTTGTTGACATACACGTCCTGATATGTCTATGTCGGGACTCTTTTTTAAACTTAAAAACATGAAAATGAAAACATTAATCATCGGTGTAGTAATCCTTATCGTACTTGCATGGATATGGATGTACGTAGAGTTCCGTAACGCACCAACGCTAGACGAAAACGGAAACATCAAGCAAGACTCTACCTATCAGAACATTGACAAGGATAGGGAATCATTCCAAGACAACGTAGCTAAAATACCAAACGAAGATGATAACAATTGAAGCATTGCATGAGAGGCCGTTGAGTTTCTCATCGCTAAAGGAATTTTCTAAATCACCAAGACATTACTTAGACTACATCACAAAGCCACGCACTCCACCAACGGATGCAATGAAACTTGGTAGTCTCATCCACTGCATGCTACTCAGACCTGAACTATTCAATGATGAGTTCGCTATTGCTCCTGAAATCAACAAGAGAACAAATGCAGGCAAGGAAGAGTGGGCAGTATTTTGTGCATTGAATTCAACCAAAACGGTTGTAACAAACGATGACTACGAACATGCTAGGCGCATCACTGACGGAGTACTAACATCTGATGACATCAAATATGTGATTCAGAATTGCTATGACTTTGAGCAGGAGTGGAGCATGGATATGGACGACCTTCCGTTTCGTGGATTTTATGACGGTATATCTTCAGAGTATATACTGGAAGTAAAAACAATAGCAGACGGTTCACCTAAAAACGTAGTGAGCGATTTCTATAAAAGAAAGTATCACCTGCAAGCTGCACTATACGCAATGTCTTCAGGTAAAGATATATACTACCTTGTAGTGGAAACTTCTCAGCCGTTTCTTTCATATGTTGCACCTGCCACGCAGAACTACATCAAGAAGGGAGCAGAAGAGATTGGTTTTCTGACAGAAAACTTTAAGAAGTGTCTCAAGACTGGCGACTTCACTGGTGGCTACAACTACTACAAAGAAATAGTAATTGACGTGCCATCCTATGTGGAAAAATAGAATTTGTATATTTGCAAAGTTGTTTTTAGATTTGCCAAGTGTCAAGGTACGATTACATCATTGTAGACATAAGTCTATTCGAAGGGCTTTCTGAGGAGGAACTCAGAGAGATTGATGGTTTGGAGTTTCAAACCAAAAGCCTAGAACGTGAATTCATGCTCTACTTCTTGACACTGAATAAGAATCTATACTACGAAGACTTTCACTATGAACTTGTTGATGCACCGGAAGGGCATTTATTTTCAAAGCTACTCAGGAAGGTAGTGGATGGGGTAAAGGAGTCGGACTTTTCAGGCATCATAGAGTTCTACGGCAAGCCGTTTGAGAAAGTATACAGGTTCCAAGCCAAGATAACCAATGGGAGGCTTAAGTATATCAAGCCTCTAAAATAGAGAACATGAGCAAGGGAATAACTAAATTGAAACTTAAACAGAGTTTCCCTCAAGTAGCTGAGGTATTGGATAGGATAGAGAAGGTTAACAAGAAGAATCACTACTGGTTCTTTGCAAACTATAGTGGAAAATACAATTCTCCTAACGGCATTAAAAGAGCAGTATCATTGAATGCAATCGTAGATATACTAAATGAAAACGGCTTTGATGTTGACATAGTGGTAACCCCATCTCCATCCAAGAAGAAACTCTGGAAAGAGATAATTGAACCATAAGGACATGCCACTAGCCCGGCCTAGTCTTAGGTTGGGCTTTATTTTTAAACCAATTAAAACACAATAAAATGAGCGAGACTACAAGAAAATCAGAGTTCGGAATTTGGAAGAAGCAAGTAAAGCTTAAGTCAGGAGAGGTATCAGAAGTACTGAGCTTCTCTGTCAATGGCGTGCGTTACAATGCTTGGCCGAATACACGCAAGCAAAATCCTAAGTCACCTGATTACAACGTATACATTGATACGTATGTAAAACCTGAAGGTGCGAGTCAGCCTGCAGCACAGCCTACGGCACAACCTGCTGCTAAGAGCGACTTACCATTTTAGTTTAGTGAGTAATGTTAGAAAAACCTAATGCCCTGCAGAAATGTGGGGCATTAAAATCTATTGCTTATGGTAACGATGTTTAAGAATTTAATGACCATAGATGAACCCCATATGGTCGAGATAGACGCAGTGTTAAGTGCAATCAAGGAGGGTAGATACAAAGAACAAGTTGCAAAGGTTAGACATGCAGCAGACCAACACGAGAGAAGAGAACTTAAATCTCAACTACCTTGCGTGTGTTTCAGTGGTGAATTTACAAACCCAGTAGAAAAAGAAAAGGATGGCAAGAAATATGTTTCATATAGAGATGACCGTTCACTTAAAAACCACAGTGGATTTGTTCCCATTGATATTGACGGTTGCGACCCTAACAATAAGATAGAGGAACTAAAAAAGCATCCGTTCATCTTTGCACTATGGAAGTCAGCATCCGGCATGGGTGTACATGGACTTGTTAAGATTGGTGACCCCAATCGACACTCCGACCACTACCGTGCATTACTCGACAAAATTGATGGACTAGACACTACGGCACAGAATCCGTCAAGAGTACTATTCGTTTCTTACGACCCAAACATATATATCAACCACCAGTGTGATACCTTTTACGACCTCATTCAAGAGAAGAAGAAGGATAATATCATCAAGGTTGGTAATGGATTCACAGACTACAAGAAGATAGACGTAGCATGCAAGATGGTACGCAATGCTGTTGACGGTGAGAAGCACCATGTTCTCAACAAGGCAGCATATCTTCTTGGTGGATTCGTTGCTACCAATACTGTAGAGTACAATATCGCATACGCAGCACTTCACAATGAAATCGTAAAACGTGACATTGATGACTTGAAGAATGCTGAGAAGACTATTGCGGATGGATTGAATAGTGGGCAGTATGCTCCAATATCTGAAGTGGAGTCCAATTACCGTGATGCCGTTGAAATCCTTGGCATCAAAGAGGAGGACTTGTCGTTTCTTACCGACAACTCAAAGGATGAAGAATATATACATCGCTTCCGTCTTGGACTAATACCGCAGGGATTAAAATTTGGCCATCAATATCTTGACGAACACTTACTGTTAAAAGAAGGTGAGTTCTATGCCATGCTTGGTCACTCTCATATAGGTAAGAGCACTCTGACTTTATGGTTACTGTTTCTTGCATCTATACACTATGGTTGGAATTGGTTAATTTATTGCGGAGAGAATAGTTCTGCATCCGTCAAGATAAAGTTAATGCAATTTTTCATGGGTAAACGCATTCAGAAGTTTACAGAGAAAGAACAAAAGATTGCACTGAAATTTGTAGAAGAGCATTTCTATCTGCTATCTACCAATGAACTATATTCTTATAAGGATATCCTGCAGTATGCAAAGACTTTTATGGAATACAAATCCCTGAAAGGATTGTTCATTGACCCGTACAACTCACTCAAGATTGACTTGGGTAAACACGAAAGCAAGTATACGTATGACTACGAGGCATATAGTGCCATGCTTACGTTCACTAAAAAATACAACACGTCTATATTCTTGTCCGTGCATACAACCACTGCAGCACAGCGTGAGAAAGACAACGAAGGAAATCAGGTCATGCCACACGCAACTGATGCTGAAGGTGGTAGTGCACTATACAATAGGTGTGACAACTTTATAACCGCTCACCGTAAGATTAAAGACAATGCACAGTTTATGTTTACGCAGATATCCGTTGACAAAGTGCGTAACGATGACACCGGTGGTAGACCCACACCAAAAAGCCAACCCGTAATTTTGCGTATGAATGACAAGGTTGAGTTTACAGATGAGAATGGCATGCAACCATTCAATAGAGATGAGGCAATATTAAAATACGAATTTAAAATATGAAGGTTCACGACTACATCGTTGATGAAACAGTACCGGTAATTGTGTACGATGTATCCATTGAGGATATGGAAGAAAGAAGAAAGAAAGCTAAGGTGTATCCGTCTATGAAACGGGCATCCCAAATGCTATCGCTTTCTTATAATGTTATAAAGGCATCCATTAAGTCTAGGAAGAGAGTATTCTCGCCAAGACTACAGAAGGATGTAGCCATCAGATATAAAACATTAATATGATTTGCAAACAAAACAAAGGTTGGGATATCGACCTAGAGTACGGCCTGAATGGTGAGCGTCTCGTAGAAGAGATATTAAAAGACAAAAAAAAGATTGAGGTAAAGACTGACCGAATGGCTCACTTGACTGGCAATGTTGCCGTTGAGTATCAGTACAAAGGATATCCTAGTGGTATATCTACAACTGAGTCAGAACTGTGGGCATTTGTTTTGTATGATGGCGAACTGATACTGTTAATTGATACTATCAGGCTGAAGAAATTAGCAAGAAAATTTTATAGACTAAATAAGATTACCAAGGGTGGAGATGATGACCAATCAATGTTGGTTTTGATACCCATTCAAGAATTAACTAAACCAATTGAACATGAAACAGGTCTTCACAGATGAAGCATTACAGAATGTATTTGAGCAAACTAAGAAAGATTACGAAGAGTATCGAAAGATTGTAGCAAAGCAGGTAGACTGTGCCAATCCCGTAGAGATTGTCAACCACATGACAGAGTTGGCATCCGTATTGGCTCTTGGTGTTACGTGCAAGGCTAAGTTTCAGTTCCTTACTGAGAAGCTATCTTTTCAGAAGTGCTGCTCTTTCTATAACGGAATCTGCGAAATGTTGATAAGAGAATGCCACTATAAGATTGAAATGCTGCGTTCTGCACTATCTTACAACAAACAAGAAATGCAATCTCTGTGAGAGCAATAAAGAAACAGTACAAGCATGGCCTTAAGTTCGACTCCAAACTTGAACTATTTTTCTATGACCTTCTCAAGAAGGAAAAGATACCGTTTGAGTTTCAGGTTTCGTATGAACTACACCCTGCATTTAAGTACGACAAGAAGGCCGTTAGACCCATGACACTCATTGTAGACTTTGATTTTACAGAGCATGGAATCAACGCCATCGTGGATACAAAGGGGTATCAACGGCAAGACAATAAGCTCAAATGGAAGTGGTTTAAGTATATAAACAGGGAGGTGGAACCTAAGATATTTTTTCCACGCAGTCAAAAAGAATGTGCAGAAGTTATTAAGATTTTAAAAAAGTTGGTAAATTAGCAAGACTAACCCAACCAAATGGCCATAAACCAGCGACGCAGAATAACTGACACTGAGTGGCAGATTGTTCAAGAAATTAGAAAAAATCACGAAGCTCTTTCAAAAGAATGCGAAGAGAAGGGAATCCCAATCAATGACGTAAAACATTATTGGTACAAGGGTGATAACTTCTCCATCAATGTCAAGGCTCCTACAATTACCTACATGGATGTACGTGAGCAGATTATTGAAGAGATGCAGTCTCACGCTCCCAAGTATCAGCCGTTAAAACGGAAGGAGATTAAAGATAAACATTTGTTGGTCATAGACCCTGCAGATATTCACATCGGTAAGCTAGGAATGAAGTCTGAATCAGGAGAAGACTACAATGTAAACATAGCCGTCAATAGAGTTGTAGAGGGCATTGGTTCTCTTCTAGACAAGGCCATCGGTTTCAATATCGACAAGATTATGTATGTAATCGGAAACGATATTCTGCATACCGACAATCCTAGAAGGACCACAACAAGTGGAACGCCACAGGATACCGATGGAATGTGGCATTCCAACTTCTTGATTGCTAAGAAGTTACACGTAGGTGTGATTGACATACTAAGAGGAATTGCAGATGTATATGTACAATACGACCCATCGAATCACGACTACACTAGCGGATTCTTTCTGGCAGACACTATATCTTCTTGGTACTCAAAGGATAAGCACGTTCAGTTCAATACAGGGGAGACTTGGCACTGCTGATGGCTCACGAGACTGGCGTAGATTGGTCATCTTGTAAGCATAAGTACTTCTACACCCACCACATACATCACAAGAAATCAAAGGATTATATGGGGGTGACCGTTGAATCTATGCGTAGCCCTTCAGGACCAGATGGGTGGCATCATCGTAACGGATACTTGCACTCACCGAAGGGTATTGATGCCTTTATTCACCACCCCAAGGCAGGGCAGGTAGCTAGACTGTCTCACATCTTTTTAGATTAGCAAAAAGTTTTTGAGTTTAGACTTAATTCGACTTAATTTGTGTTAGCAAGAAGGGGTCATCTGTATACGAGAGGACTCCCTCATCACTAGAAATATATTCGAGTCCGATAGATTCCATCACCTCCATCACTTCTTCAGTGTTTTTACTGGAGCAGAGGTAGAGGATGAAATCTCCGTCTCTTTTTTCTAGTGGGCGAATTAGATATATCATACTCAAATATATGTATTTATGAAACAGACTAACGCAACAAAGACTCAAGACAAAGACAACAAGATTATTGAAGAATTGATGAAGGAGGAGAAGAAACTTAATCAGAAATTAGAAGTGATTAAGATGAAGTTGCGTAGTGTAATTTATAAATACGAAAGAAAGTACGCTTAATTATTACTTCTTTGTGGATTTGCCGTTACGCCCATTGCGTGCACGGTTGAGTCTGCTTAACTCTAAACGAATCTTACCTTTCTTTGTATGGCTCATATCCATATCATCACCATTGCCATACGTTCCAGCTTCTCTGTTAGCCTTATTTAACTGAGCACGGTAGCGTTTACGCTCTCTTGTTTGGTGATACTTCTTATCGTATGCACGCTTCCTAGCTATAGACGATGGACTCCAACCTTTATAGGCCGGATGACTTCCTGCTTTCTTGTTGGCTGCCATGTTTTTTATCTTTAATTCGTTTCTCTACCCATCCATATATCTGCATACACAGCCATACGGAAGATAATCCTTTAAATGCTAGGCTAATTAGTGGGTCCATCTGTACGATTTCTAGTACTGACATCCATGCAAGTATGGTAGACGGAATGCCAACTACGTTTGTGTCTGTGAAGTTCATGCTAGTAAAGAGTAAAATAGTTTAAACTTAGATATTCTGTCTTCCAATCCGTGGGTTCCTCCGTTTACTTTCTTAGTGATGTCTGTGACAACTTGATTGGTAGCACCCTTGTCAGCGATAGCATTTAGGTTTCTGCTGTTCCAGAACCATGCTGCTGAAAGAAGTGGATATATTGTAGCAACTGAATTAGGGTCTGTATCTATTGGCATACCAACAGACTTAAAAAATGCTTGGTAGTTCTGCTTACCGGTCAGCTGGATATAACCCCTGCCCTTAAATTTTCCACCCTCCCCTGAAGCCTCATCACCATTCCCCATGCGTGAAGCATATACCTTATTTGCAATCTTCTCTGGCTTTCTTTCGTACTGCTTGGCAATGGCTTCTGTTGGGAAGTACTTTTTAAATACCCCCATCAAACCTTTGGCAGAATAGTTAAGGTTCTCTGACATAAACTTGAAGTTACCAGACTCATGGGCACACTGGGCTAAAAAGTGAGACATACGAAGTGGTGTGTCTATCTTAAATTTCTCCATGACCTGTGGAATCTGGTCAATAACCCCCTTTGGGATTTTAGTGTCAAGTTTACTTAGATTCATCCTCTTTCTTTTTGAATATTTTTTCAGCAGATGTAAGGCCTAAACAACCGAATGCGAGGGATGCTACAGCATACACAAGTCCTTCACTTGGAGCAAAATGTGATTCAGAAAAGCTGTTGTGGTACATGGTTGCACACAGGGCAATCACGCAGATAAATCCGCAGAGTCTTTTCATGGAAAGCCTGCCATTATCCTCGCAAAAAAATTGTTTCATAATGCCTATTTATAAGGCAAAAATAGGTCATAATTCATTATAATTCATTGGGGGCTAGATAGGGCTGCATTGCCCTTTACAACGTATTTTAAATTGAGTGTGTATTGCCCAGATGCTACAGGCAAAAAGAATCTTGTCTGCGGAACTGCAGTACCCCAATTATTAATGGTCAGTGCATCTAAAGTTTCTTTCTTGAACCAATCCACCTTTGGTCCGTAATATGATGAAGTAGCAGTAGCTATTTCTTCTGGCTGTATAGAATACGAGTTTTGGCTTGGTCTTCTCCATGCAAATGAAAGACCGTCACCCCCACCAAACTCCTGCATCCTAACCATAAGTGAGTAAGCTGTACCAGCTACCATTTGTTTAGCACCAATCCTAAATCCTCCAAATCCATGTGGTCCATAAAAAGATGTTACCACTTGCCCATCTATAAGGCAATCCACTCCATCATCACCATCTATTGCAAAATAATATATTCCAGTCTCCTTTGCTATGAATGTTCCAGTAATCTTTATACCATAAAAGTCATAATTATTTGGAACGGGTACCCCATTCGCTACAAGAGTGCTGGCACTTGTAAAGTAGAAAAGAACGTTTGGACTTGCAGTGCCTGACGAATGAACAACAGTATTACTGTTAGCCGTATTGAACATGACATCAAAGTCAGAAGCCGAGTTTGCGTATGAACCATATTGAGTAGTTGAACCGTTTCTATTGTGTGTAGAATATACAGTGTATTGCAAATTACTTTGAGTAAATCTACTAACTGTACTGAGGTAATTCTTTTTGAGTATCTTATATGCCTGCCCCATATCCAGCTTCTTAATTTCTTTTACGTCTGCACCCCAGAACTTCTGTGCTGAGTTTAGGAACAGTCCTCTTTGTCCGTTAGGTGCATCCACATACATGGCCTCACTTGCAACAGACCTCCAATCTACTGTGTCTACCATGCTCGCAGGTATAGAATCAAAGTACGGCTCGAATGCATAGGTTGCATTTACCTGCTGATAAGTGTACACGTGCGGCACTTTTAAGTACGTAAAAGTGTTAACGAGTGCACCATTTTGATATACCCTAACCTTTGGATTGGGTATGTTAGCAGCTGTATCCATGCTGATATTAACAGTAATGGTATTTTGGCTGAAGCAGAAGATGGGTAATATGACAAATAAGAATCTCATAGATTGACCTTGCTTCCTATAAGGAAGAAGCTGAGAACTGGGAAGTCCTTCTTCGTACTTGCATTGACCTTATAGTTGAAGTTTATCTTGAACCGCCTAGACAACTGGTAGTCGAATCCAGAACCACCGAAGAAACCTACAGAACGGTCCACCGAAGTTACTCTATCTTTCGTAGAGTACATGATTGGATTTGCCATAAGATATAATTCTGGAGAAACACTAAGCCTTGTAGATACCTGAAACGGCCTTGTATAGAAAGCAGTTAGTGAAGGTGCCAAAAAGATACTCTTGTCTATCTTGATATTAGAGAGTGCAAAATTGGCTGCAAAACCAGCCACACCATACTTGCCTAGCAACATTATTCTGGAGTAGCCTGCAAACGATATTAAGTTTCCATATGAGGAAACTATTGTAGCACTGTAGGTATCTATAAACTTCAATGTTCCACCTTTGAATTTCATGGCAGTGTACCTACCAGACAGGGCAAACTGTTTAAAGTTCATCCACGTCATTGATGTAAGACCCCAGCTGGTCTGACCAGTTAGTGATGACTGTGATATACCTATGTTTAGTATGGGGGTGAATGACTTGTCTAGGTTCTGTGCCGTTGTAAAGTCGGAGGCAACTATCATCGGATTCGCATTGGCAGCCTTCCCAGACTTCCCTCCCTTGCCCTTGCCTCCACCAGAATCGCTTTCCTCGCTGTCTCCACCACCCTCATCCGAAGATGATTCAGAACTTGAGCTTTCGCTGCTAGAACTCTCACTACTTGATGATGATGACTCAGAACTGCTCTGTGAACTTGAAGAAGAACTGCTCGTAGAATTCGTAGAGCTCGAAGCACTCGCAGAAGGTGTAGAACTCGCAGCTGCACTTGAAGCAGCAGATGCAGCAGCACCAGCAACGCTAGAAGCAGCAGCACCCACCGTACTACCAACTACATTGGATGTTACTTGATTTTGAGTGACTTGGCCAGACTGTACAGAACAAGGAGAAACTTTTTTATACTCCGCATATACATTCGCTATCCACGCTCCGAACGCTCCACTCGCTACATCTTGTGCAGAAAAAGAGCCTGTCCGATTTAAAAATAAAATGGTCGTGGTTCCAGTCAGTGGTATTGTGAACACCGACACTGCCTTGGTGCATGGGTCTGTAAACGAATACACCAGAGACTGAGCGTTCAGATTCTGGTGCAGTGTTAGTATGAGCGATATCGTTAGTAATAGTCTATACAATTTACCTTGAGAAAATCTGCTTTTTTATCATGCGCAGAACAACTCTGCTAGCTGCAGTTTCCAAGGCTTTTTTGGTTGTAATTCCAATTGTGGATTGGTTGAATTTAATTTCTGATAGGTTATCGTCATTCATGAGTGTAGCTTCTCTAACGGTCTTTGCTTCACCAAGACCAGAAGCTGTGAAGTATTCACCAGTCTCAGCATCTACAAACTTTGCTTGAAGACCAAGTCTGGTTACCATTGTTTCCTTCATGCCCTTCGCTACTTTGATTTCTTCGTCAACAGAAACACTGAAGTCGTACACTTCGATATATACGAAATACTTTGCGAGTTTAATCTTACCCTTTCCATCCAACTTGTTCTCTGTAAATCCAGATGCAGATGCCTGAAATTGCTTCACCATCCTGTTCTTGATTTCAGTCTTGTCTTCAGTAAAAGTAAATCTGTTTGTCTCCTCAAGGTATTCTACAATGATATTGGTAACACCAAGACCCACACGCTTATCTTTCAGCTCTGGGTACATGGCGAACACTTCTTCATTGATTCCGATATTGAGTAGCTGTATAGGAATCTTAGGACCTTCGTAGTCCATGAGTGAATCAATGTTCACTTTCTTTTCAAAGGATGCCTGATAGCCTTCTGTCTTTACAGAGCCAATCGTCTGAGACTTGGCACCAAGTGATATTGCTACCATTGCTGTAAAGAATAGAACAACTATGAGCCACCTAACGAATATATCCTTTGGTGATTCTTTCATTATATGTCTTTTATCTTTCCGCATTTGAGACACTCCTCATCACCATCTCCATCTGAATCTCCCCATACGTGCTCACATTGTCTGTGTGCAAAGTATTCGTCAATCTTTCCGTCACCGTCAAAGTCGATGCCATCCATCACTCCATCACCATCCTCATCAATCTCTGTGCCTTTCTTCTCCTTTGGTTTTTCTTCTGTAGCCTTTGCAGCAAATGCAGCAAATGTTGGGTCTACTAGAGATGTATGCTCACGTGGTGTGTCTTTGATGTCAGCTGTATTGGATAGGCTTACACCATCCTCCTCATCCATCTTCTGGACCAGCATCTTGTCTTTGTCTGTATCACTGAACCAGTAGTCTATAATCTTACCGTAGCTACCAATGAATGCACCGAGCATAAGAAGCAACAGCTCCTTCCATTCTCCAGCCATTGCACTGCCGATTTCTATAGCTACAAATATTCCAGCTACAATTAAAATAAATGTTCCGAGTACGAGGGCTGTAATAAGCCAACGTCTTTTCATCATTGCATTCAATAAGGCTTGAAAGCCTGTATTTGATGTTTGTTCTTTGCTCATATTTTTTACCATTTAGGTTCTTCTGTTGCCCAAGCATCTTTTTTAGGCTTAGGCTTTTCTGCAGGTTCTGCAGCCTTTTCTTTTACTACGATTGTCTTGGTACCACCACTAGCAGCTTGTTGTTGCTGTTGGGTGTTGTTGATGATAATGCTTGGAGGTGCAGCTTGTGCTGGTGTAGCAGCTTCTTCACCACCAAACATGGTAGTTCCAAGCCATGCTCCAGCTCCTGTAATTACGGTAGCAAGTGTACCTACGATGGTCTTTTTAAGGCTAGACCATGTACCTTCTTGTTCTTCTGACATATATTATCCTTTTATAATTTGTTTTACGTATCTCTTTCTGTTGTCGTACAACACTAGGTGATACATCCCTGATGCTAAGTTAGGCATCGAAACACGCTTTACAAAAGTAGCCTGCCCCTCCTCCGTTGTAAACCTACCCAAGTTCATCACCGTTCTACCCATGATATCGCTTATGTAAGCCGTAGCATTGGTATTTGAAGGCAAATTTACGACAAGTTCAAAGAACCCAGTACTTGGGTTGGGGAACACCTTTATTGTAGGCTCTTGGTTCACAAATACAGACCCTCTGTTCACAGCACTCACAAGCTCAATGTTTTGTGTGTTAACGGCTATCGTCATCTTGTCTCCATTCACGTTGGCAGCATCCATGAGCTTACGTATCTGTACAAACGTAGACACATCCTTGGTTGGGTCTAGCGGAGAGAACTTCAGCTTGAACGGCACTGCCTGACCTTCCAAGTATCCACTTGTCTGGTTATTGATGCCACCGAACCTAACGATACCATTGGTTGCGTCATTGGTAACGTACTGCAGCCATGGTCCGTTTACGTTTGTTACGATTTCCTCAAACTTAACTTCCTTGGGGTTGTACTTCATCTCGAACTGAATGGCAGCAGTCTTGGCCGTCATGGATACGTTGAACGGAACGAACATTGGCTGACCAGCAGAAACCGTTGTGTTGGGTATGTCAACAGTAAAGTTGTTCTTGTATGACACCCCACCGATAACTTGCCCCTGTGAGTTGATTACAGGCGAACTGTGGCTCCTATCTACGTCACCGAGTATATAGTACTTAATGTCAATATTTGCCAAGGATGAGGTCGCTATGCTGTCGTAGATGTATCTACCAGTATCTACGTATGCCATCCAGTTGCCCCATTGGTCAACTCCAACGGCTAGGGAATCGTACTCTGGCTTTCTAATTACGTTGATGAGCTTACCAGTGTCTATTGGCTTGAGACCACTTATAGATGCATAAATGTTATATGGGTCTGCGCCATCGAACTTTTTAGAGAAATTTATGTCCGCTGCTAAATACGACAGAGGGTGATTTAGGTAGGTCTTAGGGTAGCTCTGGTTTACATCTGCGTTGGTAAACTCATTGAATGCCTTCTGGGCATCCGCTATGGTAACGGCTCTATCCCTCATGGTTATGAGGCTGTCCGTAGAGAAGGCGACCTTAATCTTGTACTTGGTGTATTCTTCCAGATTGTCAAGCAGATAGCTTCCGTCTGACGCTGGTACAGTCCTAGACGCTTCTATGCCCGTATTTGCCTCGTATGCAATCAAGGTAGGCATCCCAGTCGCAGCACCTACGAAGAACTTGCCAGATATGGTATAGTTTCCCTTTAGGAATACTTTCATCTTTTGGCTGTACAGACTTACTACGTTGTCTCCGATACTGTTTCCACTCGCATTGAACAGTCTAGCCCAGTTCACAGATATGGTGTCTGAAGCGAACTCTGGTGCAACGGAATTTATCTTGTATAGGTTGTGTATGATGTATCCGCTGTCTTGGAGTCTGGCTCCAGCAGGTAGAATCAAATAGTTCCTACCAATAGCCCAGTTAGTGTCAGCCGTATAGCTGTAGCTTCCGTTGGCATATGCATCATACTTGTAGCCATCAAACTGCTTGTAGGCAATCTCTGGGGTTCTTGCGACCGTTACATACGGAGTGTCAATGGTTGTCGCAATGTGTGACATCAAGTGCTTTTTGAACTGGAAGTCAATCTGAAATGTACGGATGTCTGCCGTATCTGGCTTGTAGAACCATTTGATGTCAAGCGTGTCACCACGTCTTACATTCGACAGCTGTGTTACGTGTCCGATTCTCTGAGCAAATGTGTTAAGTGAGGCAAGTGTGAATAGGAGTACTAGGATTTTTTTCATAGCAATTTATCAATTAGAGTTTGGCAAGACTTCTTCAGTACGTTACTTACGGACTGTTGATTGGGCTTCCCATCTTCTGATATGATAAGATTGGCTATGGTTACTTCGGTAGATGCTTCTTCTACCTTTTTTGAGTTTATTAATTTTCCGTTCTTGTATAGGCTTCCTTTCATCCCAAGAACTGTTGTACTGGTTTGTTTTTTTATTACAGATATACCAGTATTGGTTTGGATAATGTCAAAGAAATATATTTCTACCGTCAGCCTATACTCTGACTTTTCTTTATCGTTTGTCAGGTTAAAACCTTTCTCTTGGAGTGCTTCACCAAGTATATTCTTGACTCCAAATCCAAGGTTTTTATTGGCCGTTATTGGTCCAGTAGGGATACTGTTCTTGACGCTGTCAATGTATATATCCTGCCCTTGGGTATATATGTGAAATAATACTAATATGAATAGTATTAGCTTCCTCACAGTTTAAATAGGAAGTTAGCTGAATACACTGGCTTCTCGTTGGTGAGCATTACACCAACTCCGTACATCTTGTCTTTCTTGGTCTTCAACATGATTTGTGGACCAACTCCACCAAACTTCTTCTCTGAAGTTACGTCACCTCTTACTCCTAAGTATAGCTGTGCTTTGGGTTTATCCTTCACGTATGTCACCACTTCTTTGGTCTTGAGGTATGCCTCGTAGGTTCTGCCCTGAATCTTGTTCTTTTGGATGGTATCCTTTACAACAACGGGTCCGAGGTCTGTATGGAGTGTGTCTATGTACGCATTCTTTGCGTAGTAGTCCTTCAGAATGGCTTGAGTATCAATCACAATATCTTTAGGCACCTCAACGTATATAGTGGTGTCGTGAAAGATTTCATCTCCCTTCTTATACTTTACCGTTGTATGCTCCTTATAGATGGTGTCAGTCTTTACGATTTCGTACTTCTTTCCGTCAATTTTAATTTCTTGGCCGGGTGCTTTTGGTTTACCGCACTCAGATTTCAGAATGAAAATTCCAAGAAATGCGATGATTACGATGTATATAATATTTTTCATAGAGCAAATTTAAGGAAATAAAAAGGCCGCCCAAAAAGGCAGCCTTAACACCTATTACTCATGAAAAAACTATTCTACATCGAGAAGTGTAAACAATACTGGATACGTTTCACTTGTCTCAATATTTGCAATATCATTGAGCTTGATACTCTTAAATTCTACTTCTTTTTCCTGCTCAAGCAGTCCACCGTATTCTTTTTCAAATTCAATGAGTGCTGGATTTATGACATCTATGTCATTTTCATCCTTTACAATTCTTTCAATTTGAATCATACCATCCTTCTCTGTTCCAAGCTTTTTAACCAATTCATCTCTAAGAGCAGACATAGCGTCAACTTCTTTTTTGAGTTTTCCAGAAAGGTCTGTAAGCCAGTACTTTGTAGCGAGTGGTAACTTCTGAGAAAGTATTCCTTGAAATACTCTTTCTCCAGTTTGTTGGTTTACGTAGCCGTTAAGTTCGGCCTCCATTTGAATAATGTCTCTGAGTTTTAAACTTTTCTTTTCCATGGTTTATTGTTGTTTTACAAATATAAATAAAAAGTCCTCCAATACGAAGGACTTTATACAAATTTTATGCCAATGTTTATAAGCTAGAAGATTCTTCGCTTGGAGTGACAACAGGTGCTACCCAAGGAAGTCCATACTGAACAATTGGCGGATTCTTTTGATTTTCAATCTGAGCATCAAGAGCTGCATCCAATGCTTCCACATCAAGTTCAGCTTCAAGCCATGCCTCTACTTCGTCTTTAGTGATATCATCGTACTGAATGAAATCTTCTGGATTAGGAGAGGTGCATCCCATTGCTCCGTAAACATCTCCATAATAAGTTTTGTCGCCATCTACCTCAACGGCTGGTCTTTACAACTTTAGCGAGTCCGTCTTCTGTTGGAGCTGAGTCCATTGCAGAGATATTCCATGTGTATGTCTTTGCCATGTTTTATTTTTTACAAATATAACTAATAAAAATATTAATGTTAACAGTTGGTTACTTGAGTAACTTGCGATATCACTGAAGAATACTGTTTTCCTCCAGCCCAAAAATAGTTTGTGACAGGCTGAACCCTATAGCATTTTCCTGCGTATGTATACCTACCATCAAATACATCCCCTCCACTGGCATTCTTAAATCTAGTTCCTACAGGCCAAACAGGAAGCGTATCTACATAAACCGTAACAGTACTACCCCCTGTACAAGGGCACGTAAATGCGTCATATTGCATTGAGTATGAACCACCAGTACACCCAGATACAGAACAACTTACAGAGTTAGGGAAGTATGTCACTGTTGATATAACATTATACTGTATGTTATCATTTGCATAGTAGTATATAGAAAAGTTGTTCCCAACTGTGCTTGGTCTTGTACATATCTGGTAGCCTCCGGGTGAAGTGTATGAGTAAGTACCATCAGCAGTTATTAAATACACTGTTCCATCTGGAAAAGACGTATTGCCTGTAGAGCTTATTATATCCGATATTGATATTTCTACTATTGTACATAGATTAAGTACGCTGAATGTTGATTTTGGAGGGCATCTATTATCTGGATATCCTGACCAAGGAGATGAATATACGTCTAGCCATAAATACGTATTAGCATCAGCTTTTGTTACTATTTCAAGACCACTTGGTATTGATGGCAAGTCAACCTTAGAATCAAATACATTGTTTGATACCGCATCTCGTAAAGCGTCAAAAGTAATAAGTCCATTACTTGCTGTAGCTCCCCATGTAGTAGGCATTATATTCCAAGTTTAAGTTCTAGTTCTTTTACTCTCTTTTCAAGTGCTGCTATCTTCAGTGTATGTACATCTGAATAGTTAAGATACAGTCTTTCATCCTTTTCTTGAACCAATTCTGGCAACACAGCTTGTATAGATTGTGCTGAGTATCCGTATCTAACCTGACCATTTAGGTCATCTGTAAACTTATACTTGATGACATCTATGCTAGACAAGTCAACTACAGGATTGGTATGGATTACATCCTTATATCTGATATCTGATGCTTCAAAAAACGCATCAGCTGTCATGTTTCCAAAAATTCTTCCACCACCAGCTGCGAACAACTGAAGTCTTGCAGACACTACACTTTCATTAAGACTCAGCGTTCCGTTTGATAATATCTCCCAGTCCCAAGTCTTACCTGTACTTACGTTCTGCATGAACATAAATCCAGTAGTAGTTACATAGCTACCTGCTGCTTGAGCTCCAATATCAGCAAGAGACCATGATATATCAGCTGTTCCATTAAACGACCTTCCTGTAGCTCCAACTGTAATTGTTCTTGCATTCTGAAGTGCAGTAGCTGTGCCAGCATTTCCAGATATATTTGTTTGGTCTCCTGTGTTTGTACCACTAGAAGAACCGCTAAAGTTTGATGCTGTTAATGTTCCGGGGAAAGAAGTATTACCGCTTCCATCTAGTATTGTTGCAGTTCTAGCAATTGTTGCAAATATGCCAGTATACTGTCTAATGTATATAGGCTCAGTTCCATCATCAGATGTTGCTATCTCAAGATATCCTGCGTTTGATGCACCACCTGCTCTTACTCTAAAATAGTCGTTAGAGCCAACAGTTCCGTATAGCCAGTTAGCATCACTGCCAGCGGCTACCGTTTTTACCACTTGACCAGAAATGTCTATGCCCCAAGTTCCAGTTGCATTTGTACCATCTGTTGCAGGTGCGCCTATTGTATTATAGCTGATAGTTCTAGCAGTACCACCGTTAAATGTAGTTCCAGATGCTGCACCTGCACCACCATCGTTAAATGTAAGTGAAGTACCTGTATTTGCAGTGATTGTAATAGCTGCACTACCATCAAAGTTTACACCATTGATTGCCCTAGCTGTCTCCAACTTGGTTGCAGTTCCTGCATTACCAGTGATGTTGGTTTGGTCTCCTGTATTTGTACCGCTTATTGTAGCAGCAGCTGATACTGTTAGATTGCCATCTAGTGATATAGTCCTATTTGCATCGTTTACATTGATGCTTAATATTCTAGCAGCAGTTAAGTTTGCTGAGTTAGTAATAGCTAGATAATGAGAAGGAGTTCCGTCATCATAAAGATATATATCTCCAAAGTATCCGCTTTGTGTAGATGTTGAACTACTTGATAACGCTCCCACTTCAGCAAGTGTCCACGTTACGTTTGCGCTTCCATCAAATGTTTTACCTGTTCCACCTATTGTAAGTGTTCTTGCATCAGTCAAAGTAGCTGCACTACCAGTTGTGTTTTGGTTTAGCGTAGGAATGTCAGCAGCAACAATTCCTCTAAATCCGGGAACTCCTGCAGCTCCATTTGGAGCAGCATAAAAAGTATTTGCTGTTTGAGAACTGAATGCGTTTTGCTTTTCGTTAAATGTAGACCAGTCAGTAGAACTCAAAAACCCAGACTGAGTGCTAGATGCTTGCTTAACTTGTATAGAAGTACCTGCACCTACAACGGCTCCAGTACCACCAGTAATAGTAAGTACAGAACTTGTTGCTTCTGTTAAGTTACCAGTAGATATTGCTGAAGGTGTAGGAATGTTAAGGGTGTTGCCAACAAGAGTAGCAGCTCCGCTACCAGTAGTAGTAAGCGTGAGAGCACCTTGTGCACCTATCGTATTGTAGCTTACTGTTCTTGCTGCGGAACCATTAAATGTAGTTCCAGACGCTGCACCTTCTCCACCATTGTTAAATGTAATTGCGTTTGTAGTGTTGGCCGTTATGGTAATGTCTGCACTACCATTGAAACTTACACCATTGATTAATCTACCAGTTGTAAGAGTGGCTGCACTACCAGTTGTATTTTGATTAAGTGTTGGAACATCTCCAACAGCTATTGTTCCCCAGCTTGGCGCAGCACTTATTGTGCCATCACCAGTCTGTATCAAGAATCTTTTAGCTGCAGCAGTGTTACCAGCAAGCCTTGTAGCTACCCCAGATGCACCTCCATATATTATATCACCTAGTGCACTCATTGGATTTGCAAATCCGCCAAGCCCAGCAAGTGTATAGTTTGGTATATTGAATACACCGGTACCTGCAGTATAAGTAGCAGCACCGCTGTTATTATTTGTTGTAAGAGATATGGCGTTTCTTGAAAGTGTATTTGTAAACCATAGGTTTGTAGGAGTTGCACTTTCTGCAATGTCGTCTGTCTTCAATACAACGGCTCCAGTGTATGTGTTTACACTTGTAACCGTATTGGTGTTTGGAACCTTCTGCCATACGCTACCACTAAAGATAATCCAGTCTCCGATTGCCCAAGAAGATATACCATCTATTGTTGTACTTCCTGCAACAGTTACAATGTAGAAGTTACCTGCTACTCCTACACCACTTGTAATGGCTGGTGTATTGGTTGCTGCATTCCAGCTACCCTTATATATAAGTGTGCCCGTAAGGCCGTTTACTTGGTTTTGAAGCTTTCCGATAGCGATTAGGATACTGTCAGATGAGGTTACTGCAGTTCCAGTAATAGATAGTCCTGTAAGTGTTTTCCCAGTTACTACAACACTTGGAATAGTTGCTGCAACGCTTCCGGGTCCAGTAGCTGTAACATCTCCACTTAGGGCTGTAATACCTGCATTTGCTATCCAAGAAAGTGTAGAACCATCTGTAGATAGGATTTTACCGTTTTGCCCTGTCTGTGCAGGGAATCCTAGGTCTCCGTAAAACTGAGCCACTGTTCTATACTTAACGGCTCTGTTATCACTTATGATTACGTGAGCTGCAGCGGTAGATGCTAGTGGAATCTGAGCTAATGTCACATTGCCAGATGTATCGTACTGTACGATATTATTAATGTTACTGGTCCTTCTACTTTTATTCATTGCCATGTGACAAAGTTATTTATTTATAGCTATTGATTCGACACCAGCGGATATAATCCAATAATGTTCTATCATATTATTTGTTTTTTAATCATTTGCTGCAACTATTGTATATGCCCAAGTAACTCCGCTTCCCTGAGTTGCTCCACTTCCCTGAAGGACTTGAACTGTATTTCCTGAAAGTTGTAACTGAAGCAAATTTCCGTTATTTGTTACAATTCTTGAGTTGACTCCATCATATATTACGGTTGCAAAAGCCGTATAGTTTGCAGTAGAACCTGCGCCTGCATTTAATCTTGCGTTTACTAAATACATACCAATATCAGTAACTGAAAACATATTTACCCATGTAGAATGTGCCATACTTCCAGTATTACCCTTTGCCCTATTTATTGTATTTGCAATTAATCTTCCACTTACTTGTAGTATACCAGTTCCTGCATCACTTGTAGTACCAATCAATACTGCCCCCCCACTCGTTATGCGCATGCGTTCGTTTGATGCTACAGTACCTCCTGTTCTAAATCTTAAATCAGTATCGCTGTATATAGCTAATGTAGCCAAACCTTGTTGACCTACTAAAGCGTGGTTTCCATAATCTGTACCAGTATAGTTGCTTCCTACAGTTTGAAGATATAAATAACCATTATTATTGTTTTGAGATACAAATCCTGACCATGCCGACGTACCTGCAGATGGATTTTGATTAAGTGTGTATATTGCTGAATTTGAATTTTCGTAAATGTGAAGTTTTACTTGTGGCGAAGCCGTACCAATTCCAACTTTACCGCCTCCAACAACCATTGCTATATTCCCTGTTACATCATCATTAAATTGCAATGTACCAGTACCATTAGATTTTATATGTAGATTTTGGTTTGTTGTAGTTGGATATATTGTAGTTCTTGTAGCTTTATTAAAATATAAATCACCACCACCTTGTATATCATTACTAAACGTAGCTGCGCCAGTTGAGGCGGAAATTACAAAATCATTATTCCCAGTTGTAACATTATATAACCTATAATTATTAGAACCATCAGCAAGACCTGCATAAAAATAGTCAGTGCCAGCAGTATTATATCTTATTGCAGCTTCTTGACCACTTGTAGATGACCTTTGTATTTTTAAAGGAATAGTCGCCCCATTAATTAAAACATTCCCACTAAACGTAGCACTCGTTCCGCTTAGTGCGCCAGTGAAATTGCCAGTGCCGTTTACGTCCAGCTTATAAGTATTGTTAGTACTACCAATAGATACGTTACCACCTTGATTTATAAATATCCTTGCAGTACCTTCCGTTTGAAATTCTAATGACCTATTTGTAGATGACCCAAGTGCATAATATATAACATAGTTTGAGCTTACTACTCCGGGTCTATATGCCACTATACCAAAGTTTGCACTATTGAATATTTCTACCGTAGGAAAGTTACTTGTAGTACTTGTAGCTGTAGTTAATACTATTGAAGATTGACCTGCTGTACTTCTTACTTCTAAATAAGAGTTACTTGTATTGCTTACTACAAGTCTAGCTCCAGTATAATCTGTATTAGCTGTTGTAGTATTTACCATCACATTCGTACCATTATCATATACCAAGCTATTAGCAAATATATTACTGGTATTTACCTTTGGTAGGTAGTTCTGGCTGATATTCGGTAGTGTTGATATGATTACGTTCTTACCCATTATTTATTTTTTAATTCTTCTACTTGTGCAGATAATTCTTGGATGGCTTTGACGAGAGGTGCTATAAATTCTGAATAGTTTAGTCCATACTTTTCATTTTCAATATTTAGTCCTCCAAATTCAATACCTAATTCTTGAACGTCTTGAGCAATTAAACCATAATGTTTTTTATTGTCGCTTTGTTTCCAATTGTAGGATACTGGTTTTAATTTAGTTATATAGTCTAAGCCTAAATCAGAAGATATAATGTTTGTTTTTTCATTTCTATCTGAAGTTTGAATTGTACCGTTTACAGCATATACTGCTGTCCATCTATTCCCTGATGTACCAAGTGCATTTCCGTTATCTGGTGATGGGTAAAATTGTAAACTATCCATAACATACTCTTGTGCACCATTAATTTCATATATAATTTGGCCTCTGCTACCATTAATGGTCATATCATTATCACCACCAGTCAACTTTATTTCACCACCCACAGTATTTCCATTTCTAACCTCAATTATCCCCCCACTCGTTATGCGCATGCGTTCTACTAAATTGTCATTCTCAGCAGTTGCGAATGATAAATATGCATCTCTTGCAGCACCGCTTGAATAATCGCCTTCTTTACCAGTTCTTATTCTTGAACCTATTTGACCAGTTAACCCAGAACCAACAAGTTCAGAAAGTATATCTACCGTTGAATTTGTATTGCTTGTTGCACCAAAAGTGTTCCTAATTCTAATTGGCATACTCCCATCAACACTTTGAGATATATGTAAAATCGCATTTGGACTCGTCTCCCCGTGTAAAGTCAGCATCAACTGCGTTTGTTGTTTCAAACGCAACTCCACTTCCACCTACTTTACCCTTAAATTTTCCACTTGTGTTTACATCTGCACTAAACGTAGCTGCGCCAGTTGAGGCATCTAATATTAAATTATTTGCTGCTAATGCTTCATTTACAATATAAAAATTATTATTTACTAATCCCCTTGTACCAATGTACCAATTTAAAGTATTTGCAGTTCTCCATTCTATATTATTTCCAGCGCTTGTACTGGCTCTATTAAAAACTATATTAGCACTAAGATTAGCACTCGTTCCGCTTAATGCGCCACCAAGCGTAATCGTAGTACCATTGTCCTGAATCAAGCTATTGCCTATGGAAGTAGCAGATGTGAACTTAGGAATGTATCCTGAGTTACCTGTTCCGCTGATACCTGAGTATCCATTAACCAAGTAACTATATGCTATAATCTCTACGATATCTCCTGCCACACATGCACTTGCTAATACCACTGTAGTACCATTTGTAGCGGTATATTCAGCAGCAGCGAGTTTAGCACCATTGTAGAACACATCAAGCAATCCTACAGAATAGGTTACGCTGAAGGTGGTCTGAGCAGCAGTAGCCGTAAATGTATTAACAGTTCTAAGAGCATTGTTTGGAATGTACTCAGAACCGTACTTATAAACTTCAATAACATCATTGAGAGCAGCAGCATCTGTAAGCACTACAGTAGTACCGTTTGATGCAGTAAACTCAAGTGCATTATCCAGCTTCACACCGTTTCTGTAAACATCTACCAGACCTACGGTATAACCATTGGTAATGGTGAATGTAGTTTGACCAGCTGTTGCTGTGAACTTCTGTAGTCCCCTTGAGTAGATAGTTGGTCCGATAGTCCAACTTCTGTCAGCTGATAGGTCAAAACTTACACTGTTAATTGTAAGAGTACGAGTAGCTGGTACTTTATTATTGAATGTAGTCCAATCAGCACTGCTTAGTGCACCTCTATTTGTAGCACTTGCAGTAGGCAGGTTGAATGTATGCGTATCTACAGAACTTGATATAGCAAAGTCAGTTCCTGAAGTACCTACAGCAAAGTATTGAACTTGCTTGGTAAGTCCATTCAAGGCTGTTAAACCTGTAGTAAATGTTGTAATAACCTGACAAAGATTGTTGTCTTCTGTATGAAGTGTAATTGTTCTACCAGCAGGTGTTACGTATATCCTAACTGCAAGCCTATCTGTAGCTGTAATTACTGTCTCTGGAACTGAAAGGCTTGTAAAGTATGCTTCAGTAGATGTACCAGAAGTAATTATGTCTGGATTTAAAGAGTTGCTTGCAATCAGTGTAAATGTAGTTCCATCGTACTTATACAATTCTACATAATAAGATGGAGCACCACCACCAGAGCTTGCTGAAAAATAAAATTCAAGATTAAAGTTTCCTCCCGGTATCAAAAGCAATGCTGGGTCATTTGCATCTGTAATAAACGATGCGATGTATCCATTGCTTGAAATGGTAAAGTCAGTTCCAAGTCCAATAACTGGACTCTTATTCATTTCGTAGTATGTATTACCACCAAATGTTCCTTGGTTTACTGAACCGTTTAAGTAATATGATACGGATGCCCCTCCACCACCGCCACCAGCTGGGAAGTCTCCAAGAGTTCCATCACCACGTACATATTGAGATGCAAGACCAGCTGCTGTAACGGTTAATGTACCACTACCAGTAACAGGACTATTTGTAACGGTAAACGCTGATGGCATTGTAAGCCCAACAGAAGTTACTGTTCCTACCGACCATGTTCTATTTGCAGTCAGGTCAAATGTAGTGCCGTTGATTGTTAATGTTCTTGCATTGGTAACAGGAGTATATCCAAGTGCTCCAGTAACGTCAGTATCTAAAAGTGTAATAGCTCCAGTACGAGTATTGAAGCTTGTAACACCACCCTGATACTGAGGTATATTCAGCACACCAGTAGTGTTATCGTATGTAGCAGCTCCTGATGTACCTGTAGTAGTCAAGCTGATAGCTTGTCTAGCTCTGAGGTCTGTAAAGTAAAGGTTAGTACCTTCTGATATATTTGAAGTAGTCAGTGATACAGCTCCTGTAAATCCGTTTACAGATGTTACAGATTCTGTGTTGTCTACCTTCTGCCAAGACGCTGCATGGTATACCGCCCAGTCACCAACCTTCCAATCTGTGATACCATCTAGGTTAGTAGAACCAGCAACACTTACAATGTAGAAGTATCCGTTAGTTCCAACACCAGATGTAAGGGTAGGAGTATTGGTGCTTGCATTCCAAGTTCCTTGGTATTGGAGTCCTCCAATCAGACCATTAATCTGGTTCTGTATCTTACCAAAGGCTGCAAGGATGCTATCAGTTGCTGATATGCTTCCTCCTGTTACATTCAGCCCAGTCAGCACCTTTCCAATAACTGCTGAATTTGTCAGCGTTACAGAAGCAGCTCCGGGTCCTGAAGCAGTAGCCTCACCAGTTAAACTTGTTATATAGTTTCCAGCAGGCTGCTTGGAATTAAATGTAGTCCAATCTGTACTTGACAAGTATCCATCAGTGGATGCTGATGATTGAGATATGGATATGGTAACGGCTCCACTTACGTTTACTGCACTGATTGGTGCAGTACCTGCCACTGAAGAAACACCTGCCACAATAGTCCAACTCCTATCAGCACTTAAATCGTAGGTAGTACCATTGATTGTAAGCGTTCTAGAGGTAGGAACGTAGTTAGCTAAGTTCAATACAGCCCAGCTTAAAACAGAACCATCGGTAGTTAAGTACTTACCAGCATTTCCTGTTTGGCTTGGGAAGTTAGATACAAATGTGTATGCTGTATCCCAGTTGCCTTGACTTGCTGTTGTAGGCAATGCATATCCTGCTGCATAAGACAATGCCAATGTACCGCTAGTTGTAATAGGGTTATTAGCTATTGCGAAGCCTGTAGGAACGCTCATATTGACTGAGGTAACCGTACCTACTGACCAAGACCTATCAGCGCTTAAATCGTATGCTGTGCCGTTTATAGTCAATTGTCTTGACGTAGGAACATATCCACTCAGGGCAGCCCCATAGTTAGGTATATTCAGAACGTTTGCAATAAACGTAGCAACCCCTGAACTTCCCGTAGTTGTAAGCGTAATTGCTGCTTGCTTACTGTTAAATGTTGTCCAATCTGTAGAAGTCAGTGCACCACGAGATGCTGCTGATGCATCTGGAACATTGATGTTTATTGTTGGAGTAGTGGTAGGATTTACAACATTTGAGTTGATGTCCGTTCCAGTAGTTCCAATATTTGTAGAAACACTTGTTACACCCTGAGTATCATAATCTGACCAAGTAGCAGTAATTGTACCACCATCTTGTTTATTCAGCGTCAACGTTTTATTGGTTGTTCCACTGACCGATGCAGACGTAAGACTTCTATTGTAAGCTGTATCCCAGTTTCCTTGTAATGCATTGGAAGGGAGTGAATACCCTACTGCAAATCCAAGAGCCAAAGTGCCAGCAGTAGTTACTGGATTACCAGTTATCGCAAAGCCAGTAGGCACGCTCATGTCTACAGAGGTAACGCTACCAAGTGGATTTACAGCCCATGATAGGCTAAATCCATCTGTGGTTAGGAACTTACCAGCATTCCCTGCCTGTGATGGAGGATTGATGATAGTTGAAACTGGGTCGTAGATGATGACATCCATGATGTCTCCAGCTTCTGCAGCATCATTTAGTATAATTGAGTGTTGACCAAAAACGGTATATGAAGCGGTATTTAGCTTCACACCGTTTAAATAAACGTCTATAAGGTTGGCCTCAAATGGAGCCGTTGTTGTAAAGGTTGTCTGCCCTGCAGTAGCTGTAAAAGCCTGAGAGCTTCTGATGGTCGTACCTGCACCAAAGTTTATCCACTGCTGAGAAGATGCGTCATATCTCAAGTACTGCTTATCCAAAATATTGGTAAGCGTAACGTCTGTAAGGTCATTTAGCGCAGCTCCCGGAGGTATCCAAGTTGTGATTACAGATACAGAACTTGAGTATACTGGGCTAAGAGTTCCGTAGTCGTATATAGCGATGTATGCTGCCAATCTTTCTACAATCTTATCCAGCTTTGCCGTCCCGACGTAGTAATCGTCACCCCATTCTACAGCTTTTTTGTATATGTAGATGATATCCCTTTGGTAGTCCAAAGTCTCATCATTCTCCGCAAACATGTTATTGTAGGCTATGGAACCAATTTTGTACATGGTCCTATCTGCCTTCAGCAGAATCTCGCCTATCTGTAGTGAGGTGTATCCCATTTTAATATCCTGTAGTTAGGTTATCTATAATGTCTTTTGCTCTATCCAAACAACCTTGTGATGCTTGGAAATCGTTGTCTATGGCTGCTTTCTTCGCTGACTCTGACTCAATCCATAGCCTCATCACATCCTTTACGAATTTATAATTCTTTTCGAGAGATGGGTTTACAGACATGTCATATGCGAATGTATAAAATCCACTAAGAGTAAAGCATGTAAGCACTGGCATATCTGCCTTTGTGTATATACTTGAAGGCTGTGGTGTGTTTGAGGTCAATGCGAGTGTAATCAGAAACGAGAAGTCTTGTGAAAGACCAGTCATTTGAATGCTGTTTCCACTACCAAATGGCCAAACATATTGGTTAAATGTAATTCCACCAGATGTAAAGTATGTACCATCTGACTTTTGTATAGTAAGTTTTCTAGAGCTGAAAGTACCCGTTCCCTCTGCATCATAGTTAGATGTATCGTTTACGGTAAACTTAGAACAGTCTGCAGTTTGCGTAACTGTGAAAGAGGTTATGAAAGGCATATTAATCTATTTATGCAAATATACCCTAAATTGACTATTTGCGTATGTACAGTCTGTCAATGTCAGGCATGTAGCCGTTAGTTATTGCCATTTGTGCAGTGCGCCCCATTCTTGCTTTGTTAACCATCCTTCTTAGTTCGTTGGATTTAACACCTCCATCTATAGCAGCCCTATAATATTCGTTTGCTGTCATAAGAATAGACTTATATTGCTTTACTGCATCTTGGTACCTCTGCTCAAGCTCCACACCTTTAAGACCCTGTCTTTTTGCATCCCTATAAATCTTTTCAGCGTTGTCAAGCCTGCTCTTAAATCCAACCTCCATTTTAGGGGTGCCATCCACATAAACATAGTTCATGAACTGCTTCTTGAGGTCTACGGTATACTTTCTAGCAAACACCTGAGAAATCAATTCGTCTTTTACCTTATCGGATTCTCCTTTCTGATATGAGTCTGCAATTCTAATCATTGCACCAGCAACACCCGGACCAAATTGTTTTCCAACAAACATTGCTTGTTTCTTTCTTATCTCCTCTGGGGTATCCTCTGGGTTCCATACCCTACCACCACGACCATCATCATTGGTAATCAATGCCTGCATATTTTTAACAGCAAAGTCTACTTCTAGCCATGGGTCTAGCCCTTTTGCAACCGCCTTAGAAACCGCCTCAGTAAAACCTTTCTCATTGTTCATATTTGACCAGAACTCATTCCATACTGTTTTCTGATAGCTATATGAATCAAGAGACCCGATATCATAGTATACCAGTTTACCATCTTTGAACTGAGAAACAAATACGTCTTTTGCCTTGTTCCAAGATGCCAAAAACTTCTGTATTGAAGACCTTTTCTTATTTTCTTCTTCATCGTCATTACCAAAGTATCCAAGCATTCCAGTAAGGCCAGCTCCTGCTAAACCATAGCTGTAATAAACCAGCGTAGAGAATAGTGAGTTGTATGCAAGTGCTCCAGCCATTCTGGTAAGTCCTATGGTTTTTAGCTTTGGATTTCCGGTATTATATTCATCCAGAGCAAGTTTTAGAGAGTTATACTGAACTCTAATAGATTCAGCTGGGAATGACAAAAAGTTTCCAAGGAAAGCGACCTTACTAAGGCCTCTTACAAACTTTGGAACACGGCTGAATGTTGGATATGTATTCTTTACGATTTCAGCAACCCTTTCATTTATATCTGCCTTTTCTGAATCAGTAAGCTCAGAGTACTTTTTATTGTAAACTGCTTTTGCGTATCTGTTTGACTCGTTTACAAATGCAAGTATCTTAAACACATCATCCTCAATCGCATATGCCTTTTCCATTGCCTTGCCAACACTACCAGCTGCATTTGCAACTGCTGATACTACAGATTTCTTTTTACCGTTACTGTAAATATTATCTAAAAAGTCGTCAACATTATCATGCCTATCGAAGTAGGACTTCAATTCATTTACACCAACAGCGTTGTTTAGTACACTATAGCGGTTAAGGGTGTCCATTACCCTTCTAATCTCTGCGTCATCTTTACCTGTTACCAGTGCTCTTATGTACTTATAGGATTCAGGAAGATAATTCCAGTGACCGTTTGATATCACAAATCCCATGTTTCCGATTATGTTTTTAACATGGGTTGCAGGGTTATAAACAGTTTTGAACTTTCTAATTCTACCCATTGCTTGAAGCAGAATATTTGTTTTTTCTTTCTCTGCTTTTTGAAGTGCTTCTGCAACTGGCTGGAATGTATATAATCCATTCAGTGGAGATAACGCTTCAGTCCCTTCTGCAGCTACCATTGTATTTGCATCTTCAGGTCTACCTTCTTTTGTGAAAAGGAATTTACCCATACCAAACTCCTTTAAAGAGTTTAGGTATTGCCTAGAAGATGTCAAACTTGCTATTTTAAATATAGATGCATAATAGTTATAAAGTGGGTCTGTGTATTCTCCCATCAAAGCTCTAATCTCTGGAGATATATCTTTTCTCTGTGCAAGTGATTTAACATTTGTGCTCCCAGTTAGAGTCTTACCAAATACATATGTCTCAGCGTCAGACAATATATCGTTTGCTTCTTTTCTAGCTTGCTTCATGGCTTGCTCCATTGTTAGTGCAGAATTACCAGCCATTGCTCTTTTGGCTAAGAAATCTAATGCTGCATCCACAACGGTCTTATCTACATTTTTTAGCTTTTTAGCTACATTGTCTACATTTAATCCTTTACTACCAAGCCTCTGCAATAAGTTATCTTTGTAAGTTACTGCCTCATAAGAACGAACTAAATACTCGCCTTTATTTTGTCTATAGTATTCTACAGTCTCTGGGTCTTCTATAACTCCAAGTTGAATAAGTCTTTCTGTAAGACCATCAACATGACCTCTCATCTCAGAAAGAGCATCTGCGACATCTGTTGGTAATTCAGTAGATGTTGGTTGCCCAGTCATAAAATTTAATACATCTTGCCTGTTAATAGCTGTGCCATACGTCTTCAATACTTCCTGCGCTTTCTTAACTAACTTCTCTGCAGTTGCTATTTCAGCAGACAGTTCACCAGACATCTTTTCTTTAAACTTCATCACTTCTTTACCCAGAAGTCCAAACCTAAATTGTTCTTTCAGGAATGCTTCAGTGCCTGTTGGCTTTTTAGTAACCGTTTTTGGAGCTCTCTGCGCTTGTATGCCACTAAGTCCTTTTGCCCTCTCTACAATCGCTTGTGGCTCAGTCTTTGTTCTAGCATACATAGAACCAGCAGTAGATGTAGTAACTGGAACAGGATTTCCGTTCTTATCTACAAACCTAGCTTCTGGGAACACTTCATTTACATAGTATTTACCATTTAGTACGAATGGATTAGTTCCATAGAATTTACCATTAAATTGTTTGTGTTGGAATTTACCAGATTTAGACCTTTCTACAAATTGCTGCTCACTCATTGTTGGGTCTACGAAAAATCCAGTCATCGTAAATCCACCATCACCTAGTTTCATTCCCTCAGTTCTACCTTCAAGTGACTTTATAACGTTTTCATCACCAAAAGTATTGTAGAAGTTTTTATGGTTATAACCATCATTATCAAGTATATCTCTAAGTCTTCCTCCGGGCTTGTTCTTTGCGCTTCCTACTTTATTAAAGAACTGACCAAACAAAACACGCCTCGCATCAAATCCAAACTTAGCTGATTTATCTTCGTTATTTTCTCTATTTGTAATTAGCAAATCGTAAATCTTCTTTCTATCTTTTGATGATTTTAGATTGCTAGTTTGTATCAAGTTTATAAGCGCATCTATCGAGTTAGCATATTTTCTACCAGTATCATTTGTTTCTTTAATACTATTAAAATAGTCTACGATATCTGCTTTTGCACTCTCAGTGCTTATTTCATTGTGTGACAAAGCATAAGCTAAAGACTTAATAAAATAGTCTGCGCCATATGCGTTACCAAACATTACTTCAGGTGCTTGTACCATTACGAAAACGGCTACTGGTTTACCTGCCATATCTGGAAATTTCTCATCTCGTATTCTAGATGCTTCTTGAACAGCTTTAAAAAAAGCCGTTTGCTTAGAATCCATAGATGCAGCAAAACCAATATTATCTTGTATGTTTTGTTCTATAAACGTATATCCAATACCACCTTGACGCAAAACACCTTTCTTCATTCCAATTCCGGTAGCATCTGAATTAATTACAACAACAGCTCCACCAGATTTGGATACTACATCAAATAGGCTAGACCTCTCAGATGGTATTACCATATTTATTCCTTTCGGAGTCCATCCAATATTCAACGGCTTAAATACACCATCTTGCTTTTTAACTAGCTGAAACTGAATGGGGTCAACAACGGCAATGTTGCTTACTGTTACTGGGTCTGCAGTATCGTCTCCAACTATTGTTTCAAGACCCTCAAACGTAATTGTTTCTCCAGTCTTAAATTTCTCAGTTATAAAGTTTGCAAGCTTAATCAAGTCTTGCTCATTATCAACCTTCATCAGACTTGGACTTCCTTGGCCAAGGCCAATCCTATTCAACATGTTTAGGATGAACGCCTTAATCTTTTCAAAGTTGCTTGGATTCAGAACAATTCTTCCGTCTGCTACACCTGCTACAAAATCAGTAATTGCTTCCTTTTTCTGAGTAACGTCACCTTCGTAATTATCCCTTGCGGATTGTATAATTGGAGCAGCTTCTGGTATTGCGCTTAATTGGTCAAATAGTTCGTTTATAATCTGAGGATTATACTTCTTAAGTATATCGAGAATTGGATGAAACCCTTCGTGAAGCATGGTATCAGAATCGATATTATCCATGTTCAAGTGTATGCTTCCATCACTTGCCATATAGAATCCACGAGCGGCAACCTCTTGTTCTGTACCACCAGCCTCTTGAACGGCCTTACCAAATGTATCCTGATTGTGAATGTTTACAGAAACCCTAGTACCAGTTATATTTCTTACTGCTGCTGCTATTGCTCTGACAACAGGCTTAACGTCTGCGAGTACTTTTTTCTGTAATGGGGTTCCTTCTATAGTATCAACTTGGTCTAAATTGTCTTCCGTTACTTTTGCTATTGCAGGTTCTGTAGTAACAACTATAGGAGCTTGAGGTGTTGGCAAAGCCATTCTTTGTTGTAATTGCCTATCCTCTTCTGCAATTCTAGAATCCTCTTTAGCGCTAATTTGTTGAGCTAAATCTTGAGCCACACGACCTCTAAACTTACGTCTTTTACCGCCAGCCGTTGTAAGTACCACATTCATCACATTCCCATTCTGGTCTACACTAACGGCATCAAACGGATTCTCATTCTCATTGAACAGTTCTTTACCGTCAACTTTAAATCCTTGGTCAGTGCTTTCGACTTTAGATTCAACTACGGTCAGATTTCTTTCTTCAGGAGACACATTAGACAACTCATCTACGTTTCCTATCTCAGCTACAACATCTCCGTTCTCGTCCTCAACAGAAAGTGTTTGGCCTTCCTGTATAAGCGTTCCAGTAATCTTTCTTCCCGGAAGTCTATACTCTACTGTTGAGCCAAGCAAGGCTGGTATTCCTACCGCTTTTTCGCTGCTGATATTGCGATAGCGAGAATCTGTTTTAGTGGACGCTCCTTGTGCCCCTTCTTTTTGAGTTCTCTGACGTTGGCTGATATCGCCTTCTGCACTTCCTTCTTCGATTGGCTTTTCGCCTTCTGTAGTGGCATAATCTTCAGTTTTAATTTGTTCTAAATCGTATCTATTTTTTGATATTTCTTCTTTAGGGTTTTCTCCAAGCTGCTTATAATACTTTCCATTATCTTCTGTGTAGGTAAATTTATCACCAGTTAGTATCTCACGTACCTCATCATTCAATGAAGCTCTTTTATCTTCAAGCAATGATATCTCTTGTTCTTGAGCAGGCTTAACCGCCTCATCAAGAGACTCCATAGCTGTTTTTCTATTCGTTATTTCATTATCAAGTTTAACTCTTTGTTCGATTTTAGGTATAGCAACAGTTTGTACAGATGCAGGCGTACCCTCTGGTAATGTTTGTTTTACCTGAGCATATCTATTAGCATTCTGCATGATGATATCCCTCTCTTCTTGAGAGAAATTATTATCATCAAATGTTTTATTTAATTCTTGGCGAATATTCTCTATATCTTGCTCAGTTTTAGCATTTGCTATATCATTCAACAACTCCTTATTTACATTTCTCCCAAATGCTACATCAGCACCTGCTCCAAATACCGGACCAAATATTCCACCTGCAACTCCAGAGTTTACAATATTTGATAAAAAGTTTTTCTTGATTTCTTCAGTATTAAATGCCTCATCACCTTGAACTGCATTTGCTGCAAACTTTGCTGCATCTTCTAAACCTGCCTGAAGTGATTCTGTACCTCCCTCTATTAGAGCTCTATATCCTGCTCTAACCCCTTTTGATTTGATATCAGATGTAAGTTTTTTTATAGTAGAAACAGCACCTGCTTCTATCGCATCAATAGCAGCCTTACCAGTCATCCCTGCAGTCTTCTTAAGAGTTTCTGCAATAGCTTTTCTTTGTATAGCTCTGAATGCTGGTGTATCCCCAAACATTTTATCTATTGCAAACTTTTCAAGGAGTCCGTTAATAGTTCCTCCTGCAATTCCGTATAAATTTCTAGCATTTTCATTTGGCTCTATACCAGCCTTCTTAACTGCCTCATCGTAATCCTCCACGGCCATTTGTCTTCCCTGCAATACAAACGTAGTTCCACCAGTCAGTGCACCTATACCCATGTCAGCTGCCATCCTTCCAGACATTGCAGCAAGACCCTGAAGGTCATTTAGACCAATACCATCAAACAGGTTGAATTGGCCTGCCATTGCCTTATCCTCTTCTTCTGTTGTGTATGTAGAACGCAGTTTTTTAATTCCTCTTTCTATGGGAGCAACGGCTTTTTGAGATATTTCCAATCTTTCTTTAAGAGGAGCCTCTTTAAATTTTTGAACAGCTCTAACTTGCTCTTCGCTTGGGGGTGCGCCAAAAGATGTTGGAACCGTTGGATATGTTGCAGCTAAATCAAATATACTTCTAACTGTTTCTCCAACTGTACCAGTTACTATGCCGTTCCACCAAGCAGACAATGTTTTACCTAATTCACTTCTATCGTCTTGTACTGCTTTCTGATATTTTGAAGGTTGTGGTTGAGCCATAGGTTGAACAGGCTGAACCGTAGCTGCCGTACCGAAGTCTACAACATCCTTATATTCTGGATATTTGTCTACAATTTTCCTAGCCAGTTCTAAGTCATTCATATCCCCATACTCAGGATATTTTGCTTTGATTTTTGCAGAAAACTGTTCAGGACTAACTTTATCTGGCATCTCAAATATTTATGACAAATTTAACAATTTAACCAGCAAGTTCTTAGTCAAGAATCCCTAGAGAATCTTTTCTTTTACCAGTTTTTGATACAGTCTTTGTTCCACTCTTATACTTTATACCCTGAAGCGGAACAGACCCTATTTTATAGTTTATATCAGGAGTTGAGGATACTAGCAAACTATTAAACGGTTGCGGCTGATATCTCTTAAATTCCTCTTCTCCAGAAATCCTTACTTTAAAATACGGCTGAACATTACCAGCTCCTGCAACATACTGTACTTCTTCTACAGGAACGTTTTGACCTTCTTCAGACCTCATCAAGAACCCTTTAAATCCTTCAGATACGTCTACTGGAGCTAACTCTTGCACATTACCCTTCTGACTAACAACATTAGGTCCAACGTTCTCAACTATTGATTTGATAAGAACTGATGGATGGTATTCACCAGCTTGCATACCCATGTTTTTTAATGCCCATGCCTGAGACCTATTCTTTGCACTCTCAGACATCCCAATACGTGTCTTGATTTCATCTATCTGAATCCTTGAATAGTTCGGGTCGTCTTCTCTTTTGATTATTCCAGATTGACCAAGTCTAGTAGCAATAAGCATTTCTGGAGTAACTTGATTTGCAGATATGTTACCAAAGTACGGCTTCAATCCTTCTACTACTTGTTGCTTAGTAGCGTCATCTGCATTTGTAAACTGCTGGAATTGATTATCCATCTGAATTTTCAATCCGTTATGCGTTGGGTCTGCAAGCAATGCAGGCAGCGCTTTTGCAATGGTTGCAGGGTTTCTGCTTTCTGTAGTAATCTTTTCTCTCGTCTTTATTGGCTGACCCATAAAAGTATATGCAGGCTGAGTGCCTTCTAAGAACTGAACTTGCTGGGTTGCTTTTGCTCCCAAAGAATCCATGTCTTTATACAGCATCTGATAATTAACATCTTCTGATAGCAACTTGAATGCAAATGCAGAAGGTATGTTATCGACATTTAGTTTTGATACAGGTTGTGAAGAAAGGGTGCCAGATATCGCCAACATTTCTTGTGGTATAGACAAACCTTTTGCTCTTCCTATCTTGATAGCTTCTGCGTATTCTGCCATTTTATTTGCAGCCTTCACAGAGGTTCCATAAACTGAATTAAGTCCAGATAATGCATCATTCATAGCCTTATTTGCCAAAGCAAGTTGCTCCGACTTTGCGCCACTTCTATTCATTCTAGAGTATTGCAATGCTGCTTGCTTATAGTTATTATAAGCATTTGTAAACTCAGGAATATCACTATCCCTTAATTTATCTGGACGGTATGTTTTTAGGAAATCATCTACTCTTTGTTCAGCAAGTGCGTCTTCTTGTCTCTTTCTTTGAGCAGCCATTTCTATTCCACGGCTAAGTCCTGCCGTAAGTCCTGAAACGTCTACAAATGATGGTCTGTAAGTTGCCATTTATTTATGATTTTAATTTGGTCCTTTTAGTCCCAATAATCCAGTTGTACTATATTGACCAATTTTAGTACCTCTATTTATCATACCAAATGTATTGCTATATGGATATACGGTATTAATACGAGGTAGATTTGATAATCCGCTAAAACTGTAAGTAGCCAATGGTGTAGTTGTATTTCCGCTTAAGTAATTCATTGCACTTAATCCGGGTCTCTGCATATTTGGAACAGATGGTAGGTTCATAGGTCTACTCAATCCGGGCATAACTGCTTGAGGTGTAGGAGTTGTCGGCAATTTAGGTTGACCCTGAAATGCTCCAGTTGACAATGCACTACCCATAGCTTGGCCTACTCCAGCAAGTGCGCTACTTACTGCAGCATTTGCTTCCGCTTTTCTACCACCCCAGTATTGTTGAGCTTCTTCTTGCTTTCTAAGTTCTTCTTGATACTTAAGTCCACCCATTTGCATCAATGCTTGGTTTGCTCTTTCTTGACCAGAAAGTAATGCTTGAGACTGCATATAAGCTAACTGCAAAGCTGCGTCTTGACCTGCTTGAGCAATACCACCTATTCCTGCTAGCGCAGAACGTCTGTCACGAAGTCCAGCCAATTGACCAGCTTGTGCCCTTCCGGCTTGCTGCTGGTATAATCCAAGAGCAGCTGAAGGAATGCCTACGTTTGCTTGAGCCAATCTATTCTGAAGTGCTTGTGTATATTCGGTTGGCAATTGCATCCCCTGAGAACGCCTAAAAGCAGCTTCTTGTTCTCTTGAAGCCTCTCTTGCTTTTCCGCTAAGAATATTGTTTTCTCCAAAGAATAATGGCAACGCTGACGTTGCTATATTTAATCCGGCCATTAATGCTTGTGCTGCCATAGTTATCTATTATAAAAAGGTTGTAATATCGAAAGTTCTATATAATACAAATTTACGAATTCATTGCCATTAACGGGCTTCAATTTTATCTTCGCCCAGTTACCCTTTAACACGTTACCATTGTACAGTCCACCTGTGCTATTCGCATCTCTTTTAAAGGCTGCATGAATCTTGTCGTCTTTGAATAAGAAGTCTCCAGACTGAAGGCTAGATGACTGAGTAAGGTTTGTGGTAATGTCTCCATTTGTATCTGGAGCCCATACCTTATTTGCCAACATTGTAATGGTATTATACCTCTTCTTGATTTGCTGAAACTCATTAAATATGAGTGTCACAGAGGGCTTATATTGTACACCATAAAAGTTGGCATAATTCGTAGTATTATCATGTGTGTACAAAACACCATTCTTCCAAGAAATTACTATGTTTTCAGCCGTTGTAATCCATTCTGGGCTATAGTCATAGAATGAAGTATAAGAGTTCCTGAACTCATTAAAGCCAAATGTATAGGCCTCTGTTTTGTCTGGTAGCGAACCAGTACTCTCCTGCATAACGGTTACAAACTCCTCATTAAACTGGTCGTAGATGGCCATAATCTTAGCCTTACCACGAGTAGTAATATTCGTCCTAACTTTATTGTATTTGGTAATCAACGGATTCAGGTAGAAGTGCGCCTTGTATAGCTCTGATATAGGAGTTATACCATCTCCGCTGAGTCTTACCTGACAGCCCCTAATTGGGTCTGAGAAGTAGTCGGCCTGAGCAGAAGACGCTATTGAGCAGTATTGATTTCCCACCCCATAGTCTCCGAGATAGTACTGAATCTTATTGATAATCTCTGTACTCTGAGAAAGTACGCCACTTCCGTCTGCTGTCTGTACTACAGATTGCAATACTGGAACTACGCCACATGCACGGTTCTGGAATACCCTAAGCTGACGGCCTCTTGTTTTTAGCCGTTGGATGTCACCACGTTCCCTATCGTATTCATCAAAGTTGGCAGCGTAGAACCTATTTGTCTGATTGATAGACGTACCAGCTTGATATTCAAGCGAGTATCTTACTAAGGTTGGGAAGTATGTTTCCTTCGCATAGTCATCCTGAACAAATGGTCTACCGTTTCCATCGACTTTTGATGCGTATTTATCAGACATTGATTTGTCTAAAATGTATACATCATCTCTAACTCTTGTGTATATATCACCCCTAACAAACTTGAATACAGCTCCAACAGACGCTGTTTGGTCTTGAGTCATACCCTCATGATATCTGCCGGGAAGTACATTATACGTCTCTCCAAACTCATAGTATAACTGATTTTCTTCAGATGCATTTATTGCTGGAGTATAAACCTCTAAATAGTAGTTATAGTATGATGCATTACCAAAGTTGAATGATGACATTGTTGCTGAATCATATGGAATCCTAATCCATATTTTATCATCTGGAACAGTAGCTGGAGTTGTCATTCCAGTCGTATCCTTTATTTCTTTACTTGTCAATAATGCAAGCACAGGATAATCGTTAGATACAGAATCTGTAAGAAGGTCTGCCTGATTCTTACGTCCAACTATACGCACTCTATCTCCCTTTTGAAAGGAATATGCAGGGTATCCGTTTTTATTTGTTTGATATGCAGTTATATCTAAATATGCGTAATTATATACCGTATCTAAAGCAGTAGTTGTTGTGATAATTGTTTTAAATTCAGATGTAGTAAGATTTGCCGTTCTTACAAAAGAAAAGTACTTAGCCCATGTAGGAGCTAAACTTGTAACAGTAAATTGTATAAGAGGTATCGTTAATGAAACACCAGACAAATTTACAGAATCAATCTCTGGCGTAATGACTTTTAGCGCATCTGAAGTCATCACTCCATTTGTAACTCCGTTCTCATCAAAGTAACATATACCAAAAGAGTATCTAGACTTGTGCTTATAGCACGCTGTATTTACTCCAGTTGGGTCTGCAGGTAGCGGAGAACCTCCTGCATATGTATATTGAAAATTAAATGAATCTACTACCCATGAAGAATAGAAATCGTTTCCGGGTATTTTGACGCCACGCTTTCCGCTAAATTCTCCGGGTTCCACCAGATTAAGTTTTTCTATATTGGCATTTAAAACATATTGCTGTATTGTAGTATTATCTTTTAAAGTTTGCTTTAGTTTATCTTCTATAGCAGCTTGAGAACCTTCACCAGCACCCACTGTTATACTTATAGATATTGTAGCTGTTTGAATACCAGATTCGCTATCTTTTCTTAAAGACATTGAGAATGTATACACCTCTCCAGCTACTGGAGTTCCATTGAATATTATATAATGTGCACCTCCAGTTACATTATATGTTGGGTGATACGTATACGTGTATCTGTCGTACGAAGACATTGTAAATAATGAAGATGTATTCGTATTCTGAACCAAACTAAGTGCTTGGGATGCAGCAATGCTTACGCCCGGAGTTCTACCTTCTGTGATACCACCATATATAAGAACGTTACCGTTTAAAAGTTCTTGAGTATTTGCTTTTAAAGGAACATAGTCAAATAATTGATTTGATTCAGCAATGTCTACATATGGATATGCTTCTGTATTATAAAACTTATAAGTAGCTGTTGTGTCATTTGATATTGATGACGAAGCCTTATCAATAGTTTCAATTAAAAATGCATCAGAAAAAACAGTATCTATACTTTGCCTAGAAGCAATCTCAACCCTAACAACATCTTCAGCACCAGTATTATAATCTATTGATATTCTGTTGTTTTTAGTAGGGTCAATTTCAGTAGCTAATGTATCAACATCTGTAGGTGCAAATAACCTGCTCCATGGACTCCATGTAGACTTTGTATTATCCCTGTATACCCATCTGTACTTAAATTGGTACAACTTACTTCTTAGGTTATTTATAGTTGTAGTTGCATCGTTCTCGTATTTACAAATAGGAGAGATAAGTGGCATAGGCCTAGCAACGGTCAAGTATTTCTTTTTCCAGTTTCCGTTATATGTTTTGTTTACGGCTTCTGTTTCCTTGATATTTAATTTCATCGGAGCATTCTTTCTATCAGTCCAATGTAAAATATCTCCATCAGCCTCAGACCTATAAAGGATATTTACGGATGCAATCGGATAATCTGGGTCAAAATCAAATAAAGATTCTATAGAATCCTCTTTTGACATTAGTACTGTAGTAACTGTCTTGGTTATGGTACTATAACTAAATATTGTATCCCACCCAAGAGAGTTGTATACAAAGTAAAAAACACGCTGTTTTAACTCATCATAAAAAGAACCTATACAAACATTGTTACCTGTCTGAAGATTTGGATTATTTACGGATGTATTACCCGGAAGCGACTCTATTCGCATTTCACCCGGATTGCCTTTAAAAAGTACATTCCTAGCCTCTCTATGATGCGTAGAAGCAATAACTTCATTTGGGTCATCCAAATTCATTACGCCTGAAAATAATTTTCTTTCTGTTCTCATCTTATGCTTTTGCTACGAGCTTTTGACCCATTCTGATAACCTCATTGGCATCCCAAGGAGTTACAGGATTTACTCTAAGTCTCGCAAGTCTTTTTTGATTATAGAACTCTTTTCTTCTAATCTGCTTTTCGCTTAGGTTTACTCTGCGTCCTGTAGGAAGCATTTCAATATCTCTCCATGCTATAAACGAAAGAACGGCTTCTTTTATCTGTACTGGTATCTGATAATCTACATCATCTGCTGGAGATGAAAAATATTCCATTATAACATATGTATATGGGAAATCATTGTTAAGGTAAAGTATCCCTTCATCTTCTGATATATCGTATGTGCCTGCTGCATTCAGTAATGACCCTGCTCCAAATATATTTACATATCTAGCACCATCATAATAATTTACGTATGCCAAGTCCTGAAGCCTGAATGTTTCTACATCTGTATCATCTGTATTCTTAGAAAGCCTATCGTTCATGTCAATTGCATAGGCGGTCATGTTTGGATTTCTTCTAAGTGTAGCAACCTCTCCGTCTCCATTTAGCACACCAACCTTTGAAACTCCAATATAGTCAGACGGCAAATCAACGGTTTTATTAGCCTTCACCAATAGTTTGACCGTTTTAGGTGTAGAGCTTACATCAAGTCCCATTTCTTCAACTCCTCTAACACCAATAGTCCACAACCTACGATATTCTGCATTCGTAAGTTTTGCTTGGTCTATGTATTGGTAGATTATTTCAGATAAACCTACCCATTGTGCTGTATCCTTTGCCATATTCTTTATTTAGTGTCTATGCCGTCATTGGTAGTGTCTTCCATCATCTGCTTTCTTACGCCAAGTCTAGACATTACAATTTCGATTATTCTTGAAATATATTCCGCAGGAACATTCAGTTCTGCGGTTAAGTCAGAGCTTTCATTGCTAATCATTCTTACGATTGGTGATTTGCCAATCAAATTGATGTAGCTCTTAAACCACAAGGTTTTGCCTTCGCACCAAAAGTATATCTTACTTGGTGGTGTTTTTACCATGTCCACATATTCTAGCTCACGAGGGGATATAGGAATTGGATTCTTCGCTAGCCCTGTACTTACAGGAAACGTTACGTCGGCTATCCCATATCCTCTCGAAAGACCCAACGGTGGATGTGGTAAGGTTGTATAATAATATCCAGTATCGTTATCTTTCGATATAGAGAAGTTTTTAAACGTAGTATAGAATGCATCATCTACATTCTCTACGCCATCCATTTTTATGTAGTCAACATAGTTTTCCTTAGCAACGGCTGCAATAGCTTGATTGATGTGTATATTAACTTCGTTTTCGGTCAAGTTAGCATCATCAATTGGGAGGCCACCGTAGTACATCCTCCTTATTTGCTCTATTAATACTTTACGTGTCATAGACCGTCATTTTTTATGAGTCTGGCAGCTGATACCAAATCACCATCTTTTAAGTTAATACCTATAATTCCTATTGCTCTATATACAATTTCATATATATCAGTATCACCCCATTCCAAAGGAGTATTATTTACTGGAACGCTAGTATCCTTATCGTAATTAAGTGTTCCAACAAAAGAAGACCATTTCAGCGTTTGAGGGTTCTTTACGTATGTTAGTTTAATAGACGCAAGTGTAGATGGGAAGAATTTATAGTTGCTTCCAATCTCATAGTACATTGGGTCTGTCAAAGAAGGCGAGTCTATTGCATTATCTATGTGAGAAGCAACCCTGTCTGCAGGAACAAACCTTACTGCGTAGTTATCGTCTGTTGTTCTAAGCGCAACCGTTTTGTATAGGTCAGCTGGCTTTGGACCTAGCTGAGATGTTATCGTTACCGTAGATTCAGTGATAAAAGATGATATCATATCAACAAGCGTAGCTGACGTAGCCATACCTGTTGGTGCTTTTGGATTTCTTGTAGGATTTCCAGTATCTTCTGTCAGTGCAGCAAGATATTGTATCTGTGCCATATTGATGACCATATTGAAGTCATCAGGCGACAAATATGTACCCTGATACTTGTCAACAAGATAGGATACAAGTTTGTATACTTCATTAATATTCATGATACAAATATAAAACAAAAATTCCCCAGTAGAAACCGGGGAATAACCAATCAAACCATAAGAAACACGAAGCGTCTTTAGTCTGCCATGCTTTTTAGCTGACTGTAAAAATCTTTACCCTTTTCGGTAAGGCACAATTCTGACAAAAACTTCAAAGGCTCTGCTTTGTCTGGAATCTGAGCGATAAACTTTTTGCTATCGCCCCAGATAGCTTGACCTTTTGTAGTAGTGATGTCAATGAGCCCAAGGTTGATACCCTTGTTTACGAGGTATTGAACCTTTACCAGTGGGTTATTATATGTCTTAATAAAGGCATCTGGATTCTTGTCTGCAAAGTTCAGATAGTCTACTCTGATAGCCTTATCTGTCCTCTCTACGTTGTACTCGTTTTTGAACCTGATTCCCAAGAATTGTGAGTGAGGAATCATATTTTCAATAGGAGCGTCCATAGCGAGCTTCATGGCCTTCATCCTAGTCTCTGCCTTGTCAACGGCCTGCCTTTCTTGCTCTTCAAAATTAATAAGAGTATATACTGGCAGAACGCTCTCCATCCTTTGCTTCTTCTTGTCAAACATGTTACTGCTTGTCAAAAACTTAACTAGGGATGTCTTATTTGACGCTACTCTCAAGTATCCGTTAGTAAATCTGATTTGTGGTCTTTGGTTTTTCTTGGCATCTGACAAATGCTCCTGCTCGTCCTCAAAGATGGTGTTAACTCCTTCCAGATAGCGTATATTTCTCTCAGTACCAGACTCTTCGTCATAGATGATGTCTGTATTTCTGAGGAAGAAGTTCTCTGGATACGGAGGTCTGTTCGCATTAGACATGTAGAACTTCTGAGTCAGCTGAAAGATGTACTCTTTGGGCTCGACTTTTTTCTTGGGTTCGTCAATCTTAATGTCTGCAACTTCTTGAATTTCGACTTCAGGAGTGGCAATATCTACTAAATTGCCATTTTCGTCAAGTGTCTTACGTGCTGCTTTAGCCATGGTTTACTTTTTTGGTTTGTACAAATATACATAAAAAGAAAACCCCACGCTAAGGTGGGGTCTTCGTATATGTCTAGAATCTAATTACTTAGAAACTTTGATGTACTGGTTAGCACCAAACAATTGGATACCGCAGTAAGACATGTGGTGAACGTTCAATTCCATCTTGTCTGAAGTTGGAACTTTAGCAAGAGCACCAGTTTCCCAAACTTTGATTTCTTTTCCGGGCTCAACCTCATTGTAAACAATGCGGAGAGAAGGAACTTTATCACCAGTTTGAGCGTCACGACCATCTTTCATTGGGATAAGAAGACCGCTTTCTTTGTAGTACTCAGTACCCGGAGCAACTCCGTAAACTGCCTCAGCGTTGAATGGCAAGTATTTCTTCAGGTGGAAAGTAACTCCGTCAATCTTGATTGAATCGAAGCCATACTTTACAGCTACTTCAGAAGAACCTCCAACAGAAGCCCACATGATTGCACCATTCTGATACTTTGCAAACAAAGCATCGTCAACTACGCTTCTGAGGTAAGAGTCCATCAAGAAATGATATTCTTGAGCACCACCATTGAAGTCAGCAAGACGAGCAAGTGCATGGAAATCGTCGATAGTAAATCCAGAAGAACCAGCGTTCCACTGATAAGTTTGACCACCAGCTTCAACTTGTGGAATCAAACCTGTAGAACCAGTAGCTCCGTAAGGCTTACCGAACATCAACTTGAATTCTTTGTTGTTCATGAAACGACGAACAGCCTCATCCAAACCTTTGTAGGTGTAGTAAGGTTGACCGTTAACTTCAAACCACAACTCTTCGATTTTAGCTCTATCAGTGATGGTAAAGTCTTCACGAATCTCAGTTGTGTAGAAAGTCTTCTCTTCAATCAAACCACTCAAAGTGTCAAATTTAGTAGAAGCCTCACCAGCTTCGCTGATACCACGGAACACCAAGAAATCGTTAGCTGCGATAACAGCGTCGATTTGTACAGTTGCATCCAAAGGAACAATTGTACAAGTGTTGTAGTCAGCAACAGCAGTGATTTTGTACTGCTTTGCGTCTTTAGCGTTTTCAACAACTTCACCAACACGCAATGGGCTTCTGTTAGAGCTCACTGAGTCGTTAGAAATGTCGATAACAGCAGAAGCACCTGCAGAAGAACCACCTGAAACGATAGAAGAAACTTTCACGTTAGCGTGAAGTTTACCACGGCTTTCGAAGTGACCGAATTTCTTAGCAGGAACTGTAGCTTTCATACCCAAAGCCTCAAGCAATTGAGCATAGTTTTGAGCACCATACTTCTCAATGAACTGAGGGTAGTACTGGGGCTTCAGAATTGAAAGGTCAGAAACAAACTGCCGATTCACTGGCACTGTTACTGAACCCGGTTGTAATACTGGCATTGTAATTATTTTTTAATTGTTATTAAAGTCTAAACATTGTATTTACCATCTCATCATAGTCGTTCATATTCGCTGCAGATGAAGGTCTTGGCTGATTACTGTAATCTATGTTCTTCATGCCTTTTAGGATATCTGCCTTTGCCTTAGACACAGCCTGTGTCACCATTGCATTGACTATCTTATCCCTGTTCTGCAAGAAGTATACATCTTCTGCCAACTGCTTGGTATCGTACCTGCCATCCTTGAAGTAACGATTACCATAGAATCCTTCCAAGTCAAAGTCTTTCAACACTCCTTGGAGGGCAGCCTTGTCTTCTTGTGTTAAGTTGTACTTACCGTCAAACTGGACATCCTCGTCCTTATAATTGACGGCAAATCCATCAAAAGCCTTTAAGCCATCTTCGATGCTTAATTCAAACACCTTTCTAGCTTCAAGGTAAGCTGCCTGCTGTTCTTCCTGTTGCTTTGCCAGAACCTGATTGATAGCGTCTTCCGAAACCGGTTCGTTGCTAGCTTTCTGAATCTGACTAAGTATATCTGGAAAATCAATGTCCTTTTTCATTTCGCCCAAAGAATCCTTCGCCTCACGAACCAACTTCTTCAATTCTCTGTTAAGCGTCTTTTGTTCTTTCTCCATTTGCTTCTTAGCTATGGCAATTTCCTCATCCGTCATCGAGTCTTCGTCAATCTTGTTCTCCGCCTTATACTTAGCATTGAACTCCTCTTCAATCTCATCCGGAGTAAGGTCTGGATATTCGTAAGCCATGTGAAGCTTAACCACATCCTCATCACTCATATTGTCCAAATCTGAAAGAACTTTTTGCTCATAAAGCATATCAGCTAAATCTGATACCTCTTTATTTACAAGTTTGTCGTAAATCGTTTTAGAGAAGTCATCCTTCCACTCAAACGTTTTTACTTCTGGTTCCTGTGCTGGCTCGCTTTTAGCTGGCTCTTGCTCAGGTTGTTGTACAGGCTCCTGTACATTTGATTGTACATTATCAGGTGTCGATTGTGCAACTGGTTCTGTACTTGGCTCTGCTTGTGGAGTTGGCTCAGATGCTACAGGTTCTGATTGTACAGGTGCTGTATTTTCTTGCGCATAACCACTTGCATCAAATGGATTGAATGTTTCTGACATGATTGATTGTTTTTACAAAGATATATAATTATACAACAGCTTGCTGTTCAGCATCTTGCTGCTCTTGCTGCATTTGTTGAGCCTGAGCTGCCTGCATCATCTGCATTTCACTTTCCATTTGCTTCTTCTGGAAGTATGCAGAAACAATCTGTTGTAGTTCTGGACTGAGTGGTTTGCCAAGCTCGTAAGACTTCATGAGCACGTCTTGAACGAACTGCTGTTCAGCCAAGTCTTGCTTCATTGTCATCTCCGTCTGTACAACGGTCAACTTTCCTTGACTCTGCAATTGCTCTAGTTGAGCATCTGCCTGAGCCTTTGCTACGATTGACTGTTGCTGCGCTTGTGCATTCATCTCTGAATTCATTCTAGCCTTCTCCATGTCTTCCTTCTGCTTGCGTTTCTTTGCCTTTGCGAGATACATCTCAGCGAGTTTAGTATTCTTGATACTTCTCACTCTGAATGCATCTTCAAAGTCAATGATTCCTGCAGAAAGTGAAGTCTGAATCATAGCCTCTACGAATGCCTTCTCTTTATCGTCAGGCATGATGTCGATTCTTACATCGAATACCTTACCTTCTACGTCTTTGGGGCTCAGGTACTCTCTGTACTGCTGACCACCGTACAATACTGAATCATACAAAAGCAGGGCAATCTTATTGGCCGTTTGCTGGTATATGTTCATGAATGCATCATATATAAAGTCTGTAGCGTTGTTAGAAGCAGCAATCTGCTGTTGCTGAACGCCAAGACCAAGCTTAGGGTTAACGGTTGCACCTTCACGGTACTCGTTTACTCCGATTTCATCACGAAGTCTTTCGAGGTAATGGTTGTAAACGCTTATCAATTCCTGCAGTTGACCAATGCTTGAGCTATTTGGAGCTTCTGCAATAGGCACTGAGTTCATGTTGTCGCCATCCTCTGTTCTTCTTCTATAGTATATATTACCTGTCTGGTCGTAAATCTTTTGAATCTCAAGTGGAGATATGTTCTTGCCTTGTCCGAGACTTATATCGCTGAGTGAGTCAATATCAATAATCAAACCAGAAGGACGAAGTTTAGCAATCAACTGCTGAATCTTCAAGTGAGCCAAAGTCATCTGACGGATAGAAGTCTCCATTCTCTCAGGAAGTGCCATGTTGATGAGGTCTAGATTCTCATACATGTATACACTGTAGCTGAAATGTACTGCAGACAATTCTTTTGCAGACGATGGTTTAATCATGTTCTTGGCAATATCCCACTGAAGCATGATATCTGTTCCCATCACATATACGCCATTATAGATAACGTACATGTCTTTCTTAATCAGTTCCTTATTCTCTCCAAGTCTTTGTGGCTCTCTTTCTCTTCTCTCTACAATGAGATTACCAAACTTGTTTGTCTTTGCTTGGTATATCATCGTATCAATAGACTTAATTTCGAAGTCAATTACATCCACAGTCCAGTCATCATAAGGACGGTCAATAGAGAATCTATATCTCTCATCCCACTTGATATTCTGGTTGAACTGCTTTGCCTTCTTTGCAATCTGCCAAATCATGGCTTCATCAAGTTGTGGGTAGTTGTTTCTGATATCAATAATCTTCATTGAAACAATCTCACCTACAAATGACATATCCCTGAAATCATCATACTCTGAATACGAGTAGATTAAATTCTCAGGTATAACTCTGCGAATATTTATCTTGCCTGTTGGAGCCACGCTTACTTTGGTTGCAGCTACACCAGTCTCAATCAAGTCTTCTAATATCTTTCTCTTGACTACCTCCCAACCGTTTGTGTAGTTTACGTAGTCAATACCTTTTTCAAAAAGGATTTCTTCTGGGAGTTGATATTCAAGTCCAAAGTATAATTCGAGTTCTTCGTAATCTTCTGGAGTAAACTTACCTTCTGCCATCAGCTTCACACCTGCCTGCTCTTCAATCTGGCGTACTTGGTCTCCAAAGTTCATTCTGAACTCTGCCTCATCTTTGTCATATTGCTTACGCTTTACAGATACTGGGTCAACGGCTGAAGCCTTCGCAACTTCCATTCTCTTCATAAATCCACCAAGTATCACTTGCATGAACTTAGGCGCAATTGCTGGAGCCTTCATATCTAGGTTTACGAATGCTTCTTTACCGTCCACATTCAACAGGTCAAGAAACTCTGACATCGGCTGTCTTCCCCTAGAGAACATTCTGTTCTTTTGGAATTTCTTGTTTCTTCTATTGAAGTATCCGCTATTGAAAGCTCTTTCGATAAACTTAGATATCTTTAAGCCTTCTTTTTCCTCCTTCTTCAACTTTGCGTTGGCAAGGTGAAAATTCAGTATGTTCTTATTTTCCATATTATAGCAAAACTACAAAATGTTAATATACTAAATATTGATGCTAAACGTCTTGATGGGGATGACCGAATATTCCTTTTCCTTCTTAACGGCCTCTACCCCGATACCTGCCAGAAGGCTAATCATAAACGCCACACTCCGGTCAAAAGGAGTTCTGTTCTCGTGGTCGTACTGAAGTAGCTCTTCTAAAAGGTCGGTAAATACAATCTTTTCACAGTGACCTTCAATGTACGTGATACACGTATCCAACTGTCTAGCCATTGCAAATGAGTCTCCAGATGTCACCCCAAACTTCTGTACAGTTCTCCTCCTCATCTTGTCTATGGCAGATTCTGGCGTTCTCATCAAGTACTGCTTGAAGTTCTTGTTGGTAAAGAAATCTACGAAGTCGTCGCCAACGTCGTTCTCGTAGCATGCCTTGTACCCCCAGTATACTGCAGCCTTGAGCATCTCATCATGAAACATAGACTTAAGCCTAGGCCTGTCTACATACTCTGCTATTGGCATACAACTATTGTTG